AGAAGAGATCCAAGTACCATATTTCACAATAAACGACACTGATCAGCCGATCATTAACTATACTGTTGGAACTGCTCCGACTGGAATTACATTGAAATTTAATGTGGTATCTTCATCACCCACTGGGTTTAAAATATTTGATCATGCGAAACTTTGGTATGAAGGACCAGAATTGAGATCGGATTCTTTTACTGGAGGCCTTTATACGTTATTTGAAGTAAGTTTTCCATTATTGGCGTCTGATCAAGTTACTGTGACTACTCAAGTTAAGAATCAAAGAGTTATGGTGTATCGTGCCGGTGTAGATTACGATATTTCTGGGTACGTCAATGCTGGTGCGGTTTGGCCTCAATTATATTCTGGGGTTAATACTTGGCGATGGAATTTAGATGAACCTTGGGCATCGGTTAGCAGCCTTAAGTATAGGCCTAGATATTGGGGGGTGTAGTGTGCATCTTTTCAGATTAACTCCTGACATATATCATCCTTCCGATACGGTGCAAAAATTTGAAAGTTTGGCTTGGATCGAACGGTACAGAGAAGCCGGTGACTTTCAATTGAGAGCGATTGACGATACTTCTATTTTGGATATTCTGCCAATTGATTCGTTGGTTTCTCATACAGATACCCGTGAAGTAATGATTGTAGAGAATCACGAGATAATTAGAGATCCAAAAAAGCGGCTATTGGTAACGATATCTGGTCGAAGCTTAGAAACGATGGCTGAAAATCGGACAACGCCAGACTCTCAGTTGCCGTTCTGGAACGCTACGCAAACGGTCGAGACTCCTGTCGTAATCTTTCCTAATGACCCGGCCACAGTTGCAGCCTTGATTCTTCAAATGCGATTTCAGGGAGCACCACCAGCATATGTCGGTAATCCTCTTGAGTTTTATTTCTATGCTCCAACAGGTCAGATCGTTCCGAACATTATTTGTTATGCTTCACTTGATCGTCCAAAAGATTCAGCTAATTATCCAATGAAAAGAGGCGAACTCTATAAAGTTGTTCTCGAGTTACTTGCCAGTGCGGATGCTGGGATCAAAGTAAATCGTCCTATAACTAACCCCGCGCTTGGGTCTGAACCTAAGCTATATTTCGTTGTGTATGATGGAGAAGATCTTACAGAAGAAGTAGTCTTTTATGCTGCTCGAGAAGACCTGGATAGTGCGACATATTTTCAATCGCATAAGGGATACAAGAATTATGCGACAATTGCAGCGCTTCGGCACTCTATTCCTGAATATCAAAGTTTGGCTTTAACTGCTCCGGAGGTCGGTTTTAAGCGAAGGATTTTGTATGTTGAAGCACAAGATTTGAAAATGCATCCAGATAATTACGTTCCTGATGTGAATGGTCCCGATGCAGTATCGACAAGAGCTCAAGGAGAATTGGACCATAATGGAAAAATCTCTTTGATGGACGCCAAAATATCTATTACGGCTAAACCAAAGTTCAAGATTGATTATGATGTCGGAGATCTTGTAAGTGTCTTCGGTGAATTTGGTACAAAACAGATATTTCGAGTTAGTGAGCATATTTTGACTGTCGATAAAGATGGACAAAAAGGTTACCCCACCCTGAGTATTGCTACCCTGTAGAGAGGAGGAAAGATGGCACAACAAACAATCTTCGTCGAAAACGGGGTTCCAGTAATGCAATTGACTGAGGTGGTGATTGGTTCGAAATTGGAACTTGCCGTCAAACTCGAGCGATTGGTCAGTGAGGATCCAGAGGTATTTGAGCCATTTGACTTTAGTGGAATGGAGATTGAAGCTCATATCAAGGACAAGCCGACTAAGGACGTCGACCCAGACGCGGAGTTTGTCTGTACTATGCGAACTCCTGGCGACGGATGGATCGACCTGTTTCTTGGCGGGGATGTCACTGGCTTGCTTCTGGCAAAGGAGTATCACGCAAGTTTGAAAGTGTGGCCCATTGGTAGCCCCGCACTTGGCGACACGCTTCTTGCGTTTATTCTCCCTCTAGTATTTAAGGCAACGAGATGAGTGAGCAAACATTCGTTGTTCAAATCAGTAATCAACCTGTTGTTCTTCGAGTAGCACAAGTACAACCCCCGGTCGTTCGTGTAGCCCAAGCCAAAGTCATAGAAGCCAAGATTACAGGCGGTATATCTGGCCCACAAGGCCCGCAAGGTCCCCCTGGAGCAGCTACATCGGACGTGCACATTCATATTCAAGCAATTCCTTCAGATACATGGGTAATTGAGCACAATCTTGGTTATTATCCGAGCGTTACTGTCGTCGATACACAAGGTGATTTCGTCCTGTGTTCACCGCATTACGATTCTATGGATGTCGTCACCGTCACATTCGGAGCTGCTTTCGGCGGCCAAGCTTACCTGAGCTAAGGAGTTCGCATGCCCATCAAAGTTCTAGACTCACTGGATTTGGGTCAATATCAACTCATTAAGCCTGTAATTGAGACGTTGGCTGGTGCCCCAGGCTCTCCGGTTAAATTTCAACTCTATGGCAACAGTGCAGATAACATTCTATATTGGTGGAATGGCTCAGGGTGGGTTGCTGCACAAGGTGGCGCAGGAGCTGTTCCAGCTACTACAGTTACGGCTTCAGCTGTGGGGGACTCTGCTGTTGTTGGCACAGCTACAACATATGCTCGAGAGGACCACAAGCATTCTCGAGAGGCGTTCGGTAACGTTGCGGCACAAACGGCTTTTGGTGCTGGTTCCGGTAATGGTTCGGCCGTAACGGTTGCCAAATCAGACCACACACACGGTACTCCAACGCACGATACGGCTGCTCACTCGGCAATTCCTCTCAGTGGTTTGGCGGTTCCGACGGGTTCGGTCAGTTTCAATGGTCAGAAAATCACATCTCTTGGTACTCCAGCTGCTGGTACTGATGCGACTACGAAGGACTACGTGGACGCTCTTGCACAAGGGCTTTCCTTCAAAGAGCCGGTGCGGTTTGCTTCAACTGCTAACCGAGCCCTTACTGGTCTGGCTGCCACAAGCCTTGACGGTACAGCTCCGGTAGCTAACGATCGTATATTGCTAAAGGATCAGACAGCTCCGGCGGAAAATGGCATTTGGCTTGCTCAGTCTGGCGCATGGACTCGAGCGCTAGATGCCGATTCAAGCGGTGATCTGGAAGCAGCAACCGTTCTCGTGACAGAGGGAGCTACTCTCGAGGGCAAGGCATACACGCTGACAACCAACGCACCGATTACTGTTGGTACTACTGCTTTGACGTGGGTGCTCTTTGCTAATGGCGCTTCATATTCTGGTGGCGCAGGTCTTCTTCTTACTGGAACGACGTTCGATGTGCAGGCAACTGACGCAACGATTGTTGTCAGTGCAGACAGTATTGCTCGAGCAGCACTAACTGGCGATGTTACTACGGTCGTCAATGCGGCGACAATTGGTAATGATATTGTTACGAATGCCAAGTTGGCGAATATGGCAGCCAATACAGTGAAAGGTAACAACACCGGTGGTTCAGCGGATCCATTGGATTTGACGGTTGCTCAACTTAAGGCAATGCTTGGAGTTGCGTCAGTTCATACCGACGCTACTATCGGTGGCGCTACGTCACAAGTTGTTACACATAACTTTAACACTAGAGCTGTAGGCATTAATGTTTTCCGGACGGCTACGCCTTGGGACGACGTAATGTGTGTTAAAGAACGTACTTCGGTCAACACAGTCACTCTTCGCTTCGCTGTTGCTCCGGCGGCCAATGAGTATACTTGCGTTATATTTGGAGTGATTGTATGACCCAACCATTTCTCACGCAAATAGTTCTTCCTAGTGACCCAGCAGCAGCATTGCAAGCCGCCACAAAACAATACGTGGATTCCTTTCGAGTTCATGATATTGTGTGTACTATTGAGCTTGACCCATTGATTGTTGGAACTGGCATAGTTCAATATATTGCCACAAGGGCCTGTACGATTATTGGCGCAAGACCGACCACTGCGGTTGGTAAAGCCCCTACCGGTGCGGCACTTATATTTGACGTTAACAAGAATGGGACGACTATCTACACCACACAGGGAAACCGACCAACTATTGCTATATCTGCTACTACTGGATCTCTTGCTGTGCCGGACGTAACTTCAATGGCCGCAGGAGATGTGCTAACTGTCGATATTGATCAAATCGGCAGCACGTATGCCGGTGGGTTGGCCACCGTTTCCATTGGAATATACTAATGACGGCCCCTTCAGTACGTAGCTTCAACGTAACCAGTGATACGTCTGGAGCATCGACTCCAGTAAACCTTCCTGGCACCATTGTCACTGGTGACTTGTTGGTCGCGGTTGCTACATCAGATGCGCCTGGGACGACTGAAACGGCGACGATTTCTACTGGATGGGTACGCACGTCACACGAGACACAGGGCTCGAACGTTCTTCGCCATAGCACATTCATGAAAATCGCGGATGCCACAAATGCGCTCACGTTGACTGGGGCTGCTCAGGATGTGTCTGTTGTTTGTGCCGCCATTCAAGATCACGGCGTAACGGCACCCTTATTTGCCCAAGTTATCATGGCTACAGCAGCAACTGGGACAACTGGAAATGCAGATCCCCCAGCGACAGGAACCATCGCCAGCATGGAATGGCTGGTCATGGCTACCTGTGGAATCGATATGACCAACTCTGGCGATACGCTTAGTGCGCAGCCATCGACATATACCGATATTGGCAGAAACAAATCTGCTAGCTCGACTTCGTCTTGTGCTTGTGGCATGGCGGTAAAGGCAGTTACAGGGACAAGCGAGAATCCTGGTGCATTCACCAACACCTCGAGACCGTGGATTGCCAAGACGCTCGCTATCCCACCATTTGTTGCTCCGGTATATTTAACTGGAACTCGTTGGGGTTTTCGAAACGGTCTCATTGTTCCTGTTTCTGTAATTTCCGACGATTTCGATAGAGGAAACGGTGGACTCGGATCGAACTGGACTGCTGCGCAGAACCCGCTTACCATTCTCGACGGTGAGGTTGTAGTTGCCACTAACCCTGGCTCTATGTTCTGGAACGGCGGAACATTCGCAGCCAATCAATGGTCTCAAGCCGACGTCACGGTTAAGGCGGCTGGATATTACATGGTTTCGGTTCTTGTCCGAGCCACTCAATTCGATGGTGGGGCATTCTACTTTGCTCGTCTGTGTGGTTCTTGTGGCGACGTGGCAGTTGGTAAGCGATTTGACTTCGCTCAGAGTGAGTTTGCCTCTGGTGGGTCGCTTGGGTCTACTGTTCCGACCACACGAACTCTTCGTTTGGAAGCAGAAGGTACTTCCCTACGAGCATACGTTAATGAAAGTTTGATTGTCTCCACCACAGACGTTTCTATCTCCGGTGGTCGTCCTGGAATTCATATTTCTACATCTAACGCTTCTGATGCGTCAATCAACAACTGGTCAGGGGGTGACTTGTGAGAATAACGTTAGTCCCATGGATAGCTTTGACAGAGCATCCACGTGATGGTAGCCCTCTTGATCCACCAGTTTTGGTACCAGATGCTGGAGGTGGAACGATGATATTTGGACGTTATGCCACGTTTGATCTTCGTCCATATGATTTACAAGATGCCATATTGATTACTCCTGATTATAATAGACGACTTCTTCAAGAAGGTGGAAAAAGACTGGACCTTGGGCAGTATCTTGATCGTGTATTACTCACTACTGAGGCAAACGAAATAGGAGCACGACTTGGGGTCAATGTAATAGCTGGAATGACAGTTGGTGATGCATTAAGATTGCTTATTGAGCCAGGGCTCGTTCCGGATAAGGACGGAAACAAACACGCTTGGCTGCATCATGTTGACCTAATGGATGACTCAACCGCGGCTGGAGGGTAGGAGGTGACATGTACATAGGTTTAGGAGCATTTCTGCTTATTATCATCCTTTTGATAATCTTGTTGTAAGATAGGAGACGATATGGACATTCTAGTCGTTTTCTATATGATTTCTACCGGGACCATATTTCCAGCCTGGGTCATCGAAATCGCCAAAGAAATAACCATAGTAGTAACTTTCTTAACCATGCTTGGTGTACTGGCAAAGTACGGCCCAATTCGTCGTCCTATTGGTTATATTTGGCGAAGACTCGTTGCAGAACCTATTGCGACTTGGTTGAATAAGATCATTCATGACGCCGTTGCCGAAGAGTTAGAAAAACGTGGGGAGCCGCCTAAGGAATGATATTTGTCATAACGGTTTGATTACGAAAGGGAAAACATGACTGAAACACTAGAAACTACATCCGACGGGTTCGTGTTGAGTGGACCGATCTACGACAAAATGAAGTTTGTCGTTCAAGTGCTCTTGCCTGCACTGTCGACGTTATATTTCACACTTGGGTCGATTTGGGACCTTCCGAACGTCGAACAAGTGGTCGGTACATTGGCGGCAATCGCTATTTTCCTTGGCGTGCTCCTCGGGCTCTCGTCAAAGAACTATAATGCCAGTGAGGTCAAGTACGTGGGTGATCTTGTTCCTACTGAGAAGGCGAATGGTGGCTTATTGTATAGTCTTGAGATCAATGGCGATCCAGCAGACATACTTGACATGAGTGAAGCGATATTTAGGGTTCTACCCTTGCGTCCTCATCCAGATAACACGCTTCCTGAGGATTTGGCGTAATCGCTAAAAATACAACTCATATAATGAGAACCAACCGAGAGGATATTTGATGAAATTCAAAAGAACGCCGAAAGAGGATGTCGAGACACTGAAGAAGGTCAAGATGCGCCTTCTGGAAGATATGTACGTCGATGGTCCGGGTGATGAAGATTATCCGACGAAACTGGAATACCTAGAAAGGGTTGCCGCGCTCGAGTCAAAAGACAAGAGGCGCGTTAGCCCCGACGCGGTAGTCAAGGTCGTCGGAACGCTCCTCAGCATCCTGGCCATCGTGGCATACGAACAGAAGCACGTCTTCACTTCGAGGGGTCAGAACTTCATTCCGAAGCTTGATTGATCGCCATCACTGCCCGAAACAGTGGTAATTGAACGCATGGGAGTTGCGCAGTCGAAAGATTGTACAATTCCTATGCGTTTTCTTAAGTTTTACAAGGATTATATATTTTCTCGATTGCGTCTCAAAAAACTACCCCCTGTATGCCGTTCTAAGCGACGCAAAAGGGTAAATAGGGCTAATATGTCATAAACGGCCCTAAACGGCTTAGAAAGCGAAATAGGCCCTTTTCCAGAGAAATTGCCATTTTTAGGGTCAAAAAAATCCCGGGGGGTGAAATCCGGTATATCTCGGTAGGTATCTGGTCGCAGAATAAACAGTTCATATAATGGAACCAACCGAAAGGACGCTAATGTTTAAGAACCGTAAGCTTGAATTGAAGGTTGTCAACACGAAGAACGAGCCAACTGAGCCCGTCCAGAACGATATTCGTTTCGAGGAGAAAGCTGCCATCGCAGCCACCTACCTCGAGAAGATTGTCGGGAAGGTCGGAATCATGGTCGTCGCGTTCGTCGCAATCGACACCTTTCGCCAAGTCATGGTGGAACACGCCAAGAAGTGACCCCAAGCCTAGATCCCCCACACGGGATTTAGGTTTTTCATTTTCACCCACGAAAGGACGTGTAATGCAAACTAGAACCACAATTGGAATTGCTTTGGTTAGTTCCATCACAAGCTACTACGTCGGACGAATTTCGATGCGTGTCGCCGTTTCTCGTAGATTGAAAAAGATTGGACCTGTGATCACGAAAGTGATGGTTGATATTCTCGAGAAAGGTCTTGACGAGAACTTAAATGGAGAAGATCTCAAGGCGTATGCGGACGTGCAAATGGATTTCGTGAAGATTGTCATCGGCTCGCAGGATTAACAACTCATATAATGAGACCTACGAAAGGACACATTGAAATGTGGAAAGACAAACTCAAGAAAGCATGGAACGAAAACCCGCTGGAAGTCATCGCTGTAGGAGCCGCCGCAACACTCGCTGTTGCCAAGCTCCTGGACGCGGTGTCGGCCGCGCAGGGTCGTCACGCCTACGCAAAGCAAGTCAACTACAGAGTCAAGCACTGAGTACAACTCGAGACCTGAATCCAGATACAACGGATTTAGGTTTTCATTTTCTACGAAAGGACGGACTCATGTCCACAGTCACAAAGGTAGTTATAGTTTTGCTTGCAGCGTTGCTCATCGCATTGATGGGTTGCACACCGGAAGAACGTAATGCTTGGCTTCAATGGGAAGCAGTTGATCCCGTTGCGGCAAATGTGTTTCGAGATACTTATATTGCCGAACATGCAGCCGAGGTTGCTGTCGAGGCTATTTACGGTCAATGCGGGGAATGGCGCGATCTAGCCATATCTGTGGGGTGGCCTGAAGATCACTGGACGACTTTGAACCGAGTGATGTATGGCGAGTCTAACTGTCTATCCACGGCGTACAATAGATCTGGCGCTACTGGACTGATGCAGATCATGCCTGGGTGGGCGCCCAAGTGTGGCGGAGTGCAAAGTGACTTATTCGATCCGGCGTTCAACCTATCCTGTGGTCTAGTCGTTTTGGCAGAGCAAGGTTGGGCTGCTTGGTCAGCATATTAGCTCGCAGAAAAAACAGGCCATATAATGAGAAGAGGTAAGACACGAATGTGTAAGGAGAAGATCCTTACCTACCTGGTGGAGCACTGTCTGAGGACATCCCAGCAATCACAGTTTTCGATGGGCTGTGAACCCTAGCTTCTCATTTTCTTTTTTTCCCAACCGAAAGGAATCCCGATGCTGAAATACCTAGGTAACACTCGGCATATCTATTTGGCCCAGCCAGAGTTCTACAACAGGCACCAAGTCAGAAGTTTGGTGATCAGTGGAGTGGTCAGCATAATTGTCGGTGTTGCCACCAGTGTTATTTACGACAAGAAGGTCATGTTCCCGGATTATGCGAAAACGTTCTTGAACGACTAACAGAAAGGAACCGTAATGGGTAATTGTAATTGTTGTGGATATTCGCCCGTGTGTTGCAAGCAGGACAACTACGGAGTGCTCACGTTTCTGTGGGACATATTCATGCTCGCCATGACCTGCGGTATCTGGGTGATTTGGATATTCTGTCGGGAGATGCGGAGGAGGAGCCGTAGGTGCTGATCATACAGGTAATTACGCAGCAACGAATGAGCGGGATCTTGGTTGCGATCACGGTTTGCTGTATTTTGGTTGTTCTTGAAGTCGTCGTAAAGGTAATCGACAAGAGAAAGGGTAAGTCATGACTGCAGCACAGATCGTCACGCTTGGTCTGGTAATGATTCTGTGGTTCGTCATCTTCTATATGCCATATTGGAGGCGTGCGTGACTCCACTTATTGTTATGGCGAGGCGAGTTCTAACACAGAACTCCACGACGATCCTAACAGGTCTCGGGGTAAGCGGTACGCTGTCGACCGCATATTTGGCAGCACGAGCCTCCTTCACGGCAGCACGAGTAATCGACAAGAGCGAATTTGAGGGAGGCGTATCCGACGAATGGAGGCAGAGACTCAAGGAACGCTCATTACTCGTCTGGAAGCTATATATTCCAACTGCGGCTTCAGGCGTCATAACGATCGGGTGCATTGTCGCTAGCACTCGTATCGGGGCGAAGCGGGCCGCAGCCGCATATTCTCTTCTGTCGGTGTCCGAGAAAGCGTTCACCGAGTACAGAGAGAAAGTCGTAGAGCAAATCGGTGTACAGAAGGAGCAAAAGGTTCGTGACGAGATTGCACAGGATCACGTAACGAATACCCAAACGGTGATTGTATCCGGAGCAGGCACTGTGCAATGTTTCGAGTCGCACACAGGACGATATTTTCTCAGCGATATGGAGACAATCCGGAAAGCCGTGAACACAATCAATGCAAAGATGCTTCGTGAAGACGAGGCTACACTCAGCGATTTCTACTACTTGATAGGGCTTCCATATACGTCATATTCAAGTGGTACTGGGTGGCGTTCAGATAAGTTATTGGAATTGTATTACTCGACGGCATTGAATGACGGTGGAATCCCGTGCATAACCTTCGAGTACAACTACGTCAAACCACTCTAATCAACCAACGAAAGGTAAAAAGGTCAGTTTAATGTTCGGCCCACTTATTTCCGCCCTCGCTGTAGGCATAACCACTATTGCTGGTGCTTGCGGCTCAATTACAGTCAATTCAGTCACTCCTGCCGAGACTGCGGCATTCTGTGGAGTGCACCCAGATTCGCCCAGCGCGGCTGCAGCTGTCGCATCACTAGCGAATGTTGCTGGTATGGATGCTACGTTTGGTCCATGCATGGCCCCTGGGCCCGCATATTCTCCGTCTAACAATGACGGTCGGTATGTCGATCCCGACATGTACATGAAGCTCGTCAATCTCAATGCGTCTGTAGGCATGAAGACGTATGTTTACGATGCTCGCATGTGGTCGGAAGATCCTGCAATCCGTACGTCTGCCGTCGAGTTCTGGACGCCAGTGTTCGGTTATATTTCAGGATGGGACATGGGTGATGAGTTTGCCCCTGGGTACGAGATGGATATTCTGGTGGCTCGCTGGAAGATTGTTGAGTCACTTGGAACGGGGATTCTTCCGTTCACGAACCATCTCCCGAATAGGCCGGAATACGGATCTGCGATTGATCGATGGATCTCGCAGATGCCCGATGCGGCTAGGCAGAGGATTAGCTTCGACAGCTATATTCTCGAGGACGCAAAGACACATGCCATTTGGTACCGTGATCATACGAATAATCTGACGTGCGCTATCAATGCTTTGAAGCATGCCGGTTATGTGATCACTGAAGCTTCCATCGAAGGAGACATGGCTGAGCTGCGTAAAGTTGGATGCCGCTCATTCTTGATCTTCGGTGGAGATGTCCCGATCGGGACGAACGGATATTTTGGTACCCAATCGTTAGTCGACGCAAATGGCGCTGCTACATCATGGGCGTTGTCAGTCGAAAAAGGTGCCAGGGTATCTATGATGTAAACCATCTACAGAGGGAGTCCGTCATGGTTTCTCGTCGTCGATTGCTCACTGCTGCTCCGTTGGCATTGGCAGCGCCGTTCGTCCTGGATGGTCCTGCTTCGGCAGAGCCTGCAGGACAGCTCGTTGCGTTGCGCTATCCGATTCGGGTCTACGATTCGAGAGAGTCGCCTGGCCCGTTCGGATGGAATGGACGGAAGCTTCAACCGCCTGATGTGCCCAACATTTCGGTCGGATACGTCGGTGACGGTAATCCGCTCAATGCCGTATTTCTCAACGTGTCTGTGACCGAGACAGAGAGCGCCGGTTATTTGACATTGGTTCCCACAGATCTATCGGGCGAACGTCCATTGCCGCTCACAAGCAACATCAACTGGTGGCAGGATGGACTGACGCTTGGTAATTCCAGCCTTGTTGCTGTTGGAGGAGAGAGCTCAATCGAGATTCATATTCGTGGTGGTTCTGCTGGAAGGCCGCCACGAGCTCACGTGATTCTCGATGTGCAAGGGTTCATTCCTTACAACAGCGGAGTATAAGTCAATTCACAAACCAAACAGAAAGTGGGTAAGTAAGCAATGTGGTCATGGAGTTTTGTTTTAATGATCATCTGTGTGCTCGTGTTCGTCGTGGGGCTGATTTGGCCTCATGTCACGAAGAATGAAGACGACAAGAGCCTCAGCAAGATCATCGTCATCGTCAGCGGATTGTTGGCGGTGGTATTCCTGATCCTCTCGTGTGCTCGTATCGTCAAGGGCACCGAGGTCGCGGTCAAGGTGACGATGGGTAAGGTCAGTGAAGAACCGATGGATCGAGGTCTTCACTGGGTGGCACCATGGACGAATGTGGAGCCGTTCACGACGACCTTCCAAGTACGGGACATCGATATTCCGGTTTCCGGATCCGATGGTGGAACCATGGACGCCAAGGTCAAGGTTCGGTATCGCATCGTCCTGACAGGAGATTCAGCCACTGCCGACGATCCGGCGTGTTCTGTGGTGGAGCTCTTCAAGACGATCCGGTCAGAGAATCGGTTGGAAGAATTGGTTATTGACGGTGACACTCGAGACGTTATTCGAACGGCGTTCCGTACTCAGCCGGCGTTCCTTGGTTACACCACCGAGCAGAACGATATCGTCACCACAGCCACGGATCGATTGAAGACACGTTGGAATCGTCAGTGCGTCGAGTTGGACAATCTGACAGTCATCGGTCTCGTGCCATCACCGACGGTTCAGGCGTCTATCGATCAGGCTTTGGCTGCACGTCAGGCCGTCGACAAGGCAGAGCAGGACAAGCTCGCTTCCGCCAAGGCTGCTGACGCAGAGGCATACAAGAAGACTGCTGCCGCAGAGGCTGAACTCGCTGCTGCTACGGACTTGGCAAAGGCCAACGACTTGCTCGATGCGTCATTGACCGACAACGTTCTCCGTCGGCTTTATATTCTGATGCTTCGAGACACCCAGAACCAGGTGATCTACGTTCCGTCAGACGGTGACCTCGGCTTGGTTCGTGATACAGCGTCCGCACCGACGCCAGCTCCCGCACAGGAAGGTGGATGAAATGAGGATTCGTCGATATTCGTTGCTAGTGGTCGCGTCTCTCACTCTGTCTGGAGTGACGGTCGTTAGTAGTGCTGACTCAGCAGAGGCGGCCAAGCGTTATCGATATCGCTGTGAGGTTTCTGGTGGGGGCGATTGGGACGGTCGTGCCCGCACTGGAATGTGGAAGAGGAAAAAGTCCGATGCTCTAGCCGATGCCACAAATCGTGTTCTTAATCGGCAAGGTTGGATATGGGCTTATAACGAAGTCGGAACGATCAATGTGTGGCACGAAGAGACGTGGGAAATTCGAAACGTTACCGTGTCGTGTTGGATAAAGCGCTAAGTCATATTCCCAAGAAAGGACTAATTGTAATGGAATTTTCAGAGGCCAAGGAATTGCTAGCCGGTTGCGTCCGGTCGGAGTTACGGGACCATGCATTCGGCGATGCCGAAGTGTTCTGGGAGAAGGACGGTATCGAGGTCGCCAGCGGATATTTCGGTAGCCAAGCTGACGTGTGGTTCGTGGGTGAGCTCGAGGGCTCATTCGGAGGCGATGAGGCACGTGAGCTTCGTAAGTGTGGAACCGAAGGTCGGATCGATCGTAACGACGAGATGGGGCCAGACGAGTACGCCGAGGGTGAGATCATGCCCAAGTTGACCAAAGAATTCGTACGAACAGAACTGGAGAGTGGTTGGTAATGTCATTAACGGTCGAGCAAGCAACAGATCTGGTGGATCGTTATATTCGCCGTCGTGACCGGTTTCCTGAGGAGGAGGAACGGGAGGCTTTTCTTGTGGTCTTGCTCAATTACGGCGACCATCTTACTCGGGTGCATTGCATCAATGGTGAGTGGCAAGGAACGAAGGATGAAATTCCTCCGAAGGACGGACTCCCGCTCTGTCCGAACGGTCACCCGATGCTCGAGACCGGACCGATATTCCGACTCAGCCTCCTAGCGGAGCCGTTCTAGTTCGCAAGAAAAACAGTCCATATAATAGGAAACCAACCGAAAGGAAATGTAATGGAGACCGAGAACGTGGAAATCGCGCCTGATGTTCAGGACCGCATGAGCCGTTTCGTCGATGCTGTTGCCAAAGAAGCCGTCGTGACCATTGTGGTCATCGTCGTCCTCGGAGGCGCCAACATCCTCGGGAAGGAGATCGCGGCCCGCTACAAGCGACGCAAGATGCACATCGTTCCCGAGATCACAGACATCATCATCGAAGAGTGATCCAAAAGCCTAGGTCCCGACAAGGGATTTAGGTTTTCTCTTTCTGTCCCGACAAAGCAAAGGAAAAGCAGATGCTCAAGCGACCAATCACCTACAAGAACTTCAATGACCAGCAAGTGACCCGAGAGGTCTACTTTCATATTTCCCTAGCAGAGATGATCGAGTTGGAAGCCTCTGTCCCGGGAGGATTTCGAGCTTCTCTGATGAAGATAATTCAGGCAGAGGACTCAGAAGCCATTGTGAATGAGGTCAAACGGTTCATTCTGATGGCATATGGACAAAAGTCCCAAGACGGGGAATCGTTTGTGAAGAGTGAAGTAGATCGTACTGCGTTTTCACAGACGGCGGCGTATCAAGCGTTGTTTATGGAGCTCGCCACGGATGCAGACAAGGCGGCCGATTTCATCAATGGCATTTTCCCGCCCGAGCTCGTGGCTGCTGCACAAGCTGAGCAAGCAAAGACACAGATTCAAGTCCCAGCGCCAGTTGTTGATCCGATATTCGGGGCTATGCAAGCAGCGGCAACTGATCGTCCACTTCCATTTCCCCCAGCACCTCCGACGGCCTAAGTAGAAAAGGATAAAACATGGATGAGTTTCCAAGTAATAGTAAAAATCTAATCGGTACTGGCAGGGAGGAAAAGAAGCCAAAGAAGGAGAAAGATATTCAGAAAGTCGTCACGGGAGAGGTGATGCAAAGGAAGACTCCTCTTGGTCGTAAATTCAAAAACGTACTCTTTGGCGGAGAGTTTAAAGGGGCGACCCGATATATTGCCATGGACGTTTTGTTGCCGGCGTTTCGGAACATGGTCGTCGATGCTACGACTAAGGGAATCGAGCGGGTTGTCTTCGGTGAGTCGAGTATGAGACGGACGTATCGTCAGGAGCCACGTTCTCGATATTCGTACAACTCTCCTGTAGAACGGTATGGGTCTCGACCGAGAGCAATGCTACCGGATCAGCCTCCGCATATTTCACAGTCTCGACGTCGTCAGGATGTTGGTGAGATTATCCTGGCGTCAAAGGCAGATGCGGAAGCCGTTCTTGAAGAGATGATGGACGTCATCAATGATTATGACGTCGTGTCCGTTGCGGACCTCAATGCCTGTTTGGGTCGTCCGTCATCATATGTCGATAATAACTGGGGCTGGACTATTCTCAAGCCTGTCGATATTCGTCAAATCAGGGAGGGCTTCTTGCTCGACCTACCACCAGCAGAAGCAATATAAGGAGAAACAATGAACTTCATTCCGAACAGTGTGACGAGACTCGTCGGTCGTCATATTCTTACAATGCGAAAGAGCTCACCACAGCTGCTCTTTGCCGGTGGGATCATCGGTGTTGTTGGGAGCACCATTCTGGCGTGTCGTGCGACATTGAAGCTTAGCGAAACAGTGGACGAAGTTGAGCGTCAGGTCGAGGAAGTAAAGATTCTCAGGTTGGAAGACGACAATCGGCATCAAGAATTGATTCGGGTGTACGCCTCTGGTGCCGGCAGCATCATCAAGTTGTATGGGCCGTCCATTGTGATTGGCGGTTTGTCCATCGCTGCCCTCACAGGATCGCATGTCACGCTCACTCGTCGTAACACGGCTCTGATGGCCGCATATTCTGCGATCTCCTCGAGCTTCGAAGCGTATCGGGAGCGGGTACGTGCGCAGATTGGTGTCGATAACGAGCGTGATATTTACCACGCCATAGAGAGTTACGTCGAAGTGGATGGTACAGACGGAAAGAAAAAGGAGCTTGTTCCAGTTATCGATCCGAACAAGATGTCGCAATACGCTCGTTTCTTCGACGAAGCGTCTCCGAATTGGCAGAAGCATCCGGAATACAATCGGGTCTTCGTTCAGTGTCAGCAGAACTGGCTGAACGATCTTCTCCAAGCTCGAGGACACGTATTTCTCAATGAGGTCTACGATGCGCTCGGTATCCCGCATAGCCAAGCTGGGGCTGTGGTTGGTTGGGTTATCGGTAACGGAGACAACTTCATCGATTTCAACATGTTCGATGCATATAATTCAAGGTTCGTCAATGGGATGGAGCGATCCATATTGCTCGATTTCAATGTCGATGGTGTCATCTGGAATCTACTAGGATAGGGAGGAAGCAATGGACGTGCAAGTTATTATCCGAAATCGATGGGTGCAAACGGCTGCCATCTCGGCAGTTAGCACAGCCATCGGTACTGGCCTGGGATATCTCCTAGGTCGTCGTAATGGAAAGAAAAGCATTCAAAAGGCCATTTATGAATCCGTTGAATTGGCCATGGAGGAGATGAAGCCCAAGAACTTTGCGTTGCGATTTGAGCATCTAGGGGTAGAACCCATAATCAGAGCAGAAGACGTGGTGGCAATCATCGAACCCGAAGCTTCACTTAAGGGCATGATGCGTGCACAACTCGCCGAAGACGAACCCGAAGAAGTGATCATCATCGAACCGGATGAGGAAGTTGTTGACTTCGCAGAAGAAGACGATCCGGCCAACAAAAAGTCCGACGGAGACGACACCGAAGAAGAAACTGCGCCGCTTCGAGTAAATGTCTTCACTATTGATGACGGATCCTGGGACTACGAAGCCGAATTGTCTACTCGAAACGATGTCGAGCCGTATGTCATTCATATAGACGAATTCAAAGACGACGAGATGGGGTTCCACCAGGAGACGGTGACGTATTACTCCGGTGACCAAATGATGGGGGATAGTAGGGATAAGCCCATTTATGGTTACCACAAGATAATGGGTGAATTGAAGTTCGGTCATGGTTCTGGTGACAAGAACGTTGTTTATATCCGCAACGAAAAGATGCGGATGGAGTGGGAAGTTCTACTTCATACTGGAAAGTATGCGCATGAGGTAGAAGGTTTCTCTGTCGAGCGTGATGACGAGGAACTAAAGCACTCTGTCCCGAAGATGAGACGGGAATAGTCATGGATGAGCCAATTGAAGAGACATATTTCAAATGGCTCTACCACAAGGTTGCTTCCGTGGACTTCCCGACGCCGTCCTTGACATATTGGGCGCTGCTTCGGGAACTTCACAATACAGAATTCGTGTGGTTGCTTCCTGGTGATGACAATCGAGCCGAGGACGGGATCGACGTTAGAAAAGAATTCCTCAATCAAATGCGTTTTGCCAGAGACGAAGAATGGTTGAGGATTCCTTGTTCAGTACTCGAGATGCTCATCGCCTTTTCTCGAAGGGCCGAATTTCAAACTGACATGCCAGCACGTGAGTGGTTCTGGATATTTATGTCAAACCTTGAGCTTGAAGAGCTCAATGATGCAGCATCAGGAGTCGACAGAAAGGTGGCAGAAATATTAGACCGTCTCATTTGGAGAACATATCGAAGAGATGGGTATGGGGGATTGTTTCCGTTGCATCACACAGATCACGATCAAAGAAAGGTTGAGATCTGGTATCAGTTTGCAGAGTACGTCATGGATCAAGGACTGTTCTGATCGGAGGTGAAATGGATTTCTATACAATTGCTATTGACACGGAGAGCAAGACAGGGCCGTGGGTATATCCTGATTTCACCGTAGGACGTTCCAAGGATCTAATGGTTCGAGGCCGTTCGTTCTATGCGATATGGGACGAAGCGCAAGGAATGTGGTCGACGGACGAATACGACGTACAACGATTGGTGGACGAAGATCTACATCGATTCGCAGAGGAACAGAACGCTAAAGGAAAGCATTACAAAGTAAAGAACCTAAAGTCGTTTAATACGAAGGTTTGGAGCACCTTCAGAGCGTTCATGCAGAACATCAGTGATAACAGTCACACTCTGGATGAGAAATTGACGTTCGCAAACACCGAAGTAAAGAAGAGTGACTATGCCAGTAAGCGGTTATCATATTCTCTTGAGCCAGGCAACTGTGACGCATGGAATGAGCTCCTCGGTGTTCTATATTCTGATGAGGAACGGGCTAAGATTGAGTGGGCTATAGGTGCGATCGTGGCGGGGGATGCCAAGAGGATCCAGAAGTTCCTGGTCTTCTACGGCCCAGCTGGAAGTGGTAAGTCGACTGTCCTGAACATTATTCAGAAGCTTTTCGAGGGATACGTGGTGACCTTCGACGCTAAGGCTTTGGGCAGTGGCAGTAACGCTTTCTCTACCGAGGCGTTTCGAACGAATCCGCTTGTGGCGATTCAGCACGACGGCGACTTGTCGAGAATCGACGATAACACGAAGCTGAACTCGATCATATCTCACGAAGATCTAACGTTGAATGAGAAGTACAAGTCAAGCTATACCTCGAGGGTGAATGCGTTCTTGTTGATGGGGACTAATCAGCCAATCAAGATCTCCGATGCGAAATCGGGAATGATTCGTCGGTTGATCGACGTGCACCCAACGGGTGTCACGATCGAGAACGGTCATTATCTTCACCTTCTTAGTCAGATCGATTTTGAATATGGGGCCATTGCGCATCAGTGCCTCATGCGATATAAGTCGATGGGGAAGAACTTTTATGGAGCCTACCGCCCTGTGGAGATGATGCTCCAGACAGACGTCTTCTATAATTTCATCGAGGCGTGCTATGACATATTCAAGTCGCAAGATGGCGCAACTCTGAGGCAGGCTTATGGGTTGTACAAGGATTACTGCACAGAGACAGGCATAACAAGGATGCTTCCTCAATACAAGTTCCGTGAGGAATTGAGAAACTATTTCGATAAATTCGAAACTCAAGCGATTGTGGACGGGGGAACAGTGCGTAGTTATTATTCTGGCTTCAGACCTCTCGTTACGCCAAGTCCATTCAAGCCGGTCGATGATGAGGATCTGGAGATGCTGGAGCAGCCGTCGTTCTTCGATCAGTTATATCCTGACCAACCTGCACAGTATGGAAAGGATAGTGGGTTCCCTGGTAAAAAGTGGGAGAAGGTTACGACGAAGCTGTCGGATCTTGACACGTCTAAGTTGCATTTCGTGCAGATCCCAGAGAATCATATTGTCATCGACTTCGATCTAGTTGATGAGGATGGGGAAAAGGACGCTGCATTGAATCTGGCAGCAGCTAGTTTGTGGCCACCGACTTACGCTGAATTCAGTCAAAGTGGTTCTGGGCTTCATTTGCATTATATTTATAGTGGGAACGTCTATGATCTTGCCGCCGAGTATGATGTCGGCATCGAAGTAAAGACACTTTTGGGAGACGCCTCTCTCAGAAGAAAACTCACCAAATGCAATGGTCTCGAAATCGCAACCATAAGCAGCGGTCTGCCAAAGAAGGATAAGCCTGTGCTCGACGTTAAAAGCATTCAAAGCGAAAAAGGTCTCCGTGCAATGATCGAGCGGAATCTTAGAAAGGAGATCCTTCCCGGCACAAAGCCATCCGTCGATTTCATTCACAAGATCCTCGAGGACGCATATCGTGAGGGTCTGCACTACGACGTACGTGACATGAGATCCCAAATCCTCGCTTTCGCTGCAAATAGCACGCATCAGTCAATGTATTGTATCAAACTGGTGCAGAAAATGAAGTTCGTGAGTGAAGACGCAATGAAGTCTCCGGGGGAACTTTCGGACAAGCCTCTCGCTTTCTTGGATGTCGAGGTATACCCCAACCTCTTTGTCGTGTGTTGGAAGTATGAAGGCGAAGCGAATGTCGTAAAGATGATCAACCCAACCTCGCAAGAGATTGAGCCACTCTTTGGTTTGAGAATCGTCGGGTTCAACAACCGCCGTTACGACAATCATATTCTCTATGCTCGCTGGCTCGGGTGCTCTCTAGAGGAACTGCATCACATCAGTCAGAAGATCATCGCTGGTGTAGATCAGGTTCTCTACGGAGAAGCTTTCAATCTGTCGTATGCGGATATTTACGACTTCAGCTCAGTGAAGCAGAGCTTGAAGAAGTTTGAGATCGAGTTGGGGATCCATCACATGGAGCTCGATCTTCCATACAACGAACCAGTACCAGAAGAGAAGTGGCCGTTGGTTGTGGATTATTGCGCCAATGACGTAATAGCTACCGAGGCAGTCTTTGTGAATCGGAAGCAGGACTTCGTTGCTCGACAGATCCTCGCAGAGCTCTCTGGGTTGTCAGTCAATCACACGACTCAGATGCACACAGCGAAGATCATATTTGGAGACGATCGGAATCCACAAAGTCAGTTCGTCTATACGGATCTGAGTAAGGAATTCAAGGGATACGAGTTTAACGGAAAGGAGAGCACCTATCGTGGAGAAGTCACCGGTGAAGGTGGTTACGTTTACGCAGAGCCCGGCATATACGAAAACGTGGCAGTTCTGGACGTGGCGTCTATGCATCCGACGAGTATCGAGCTGCTCAATCTTTTCGGTCCCTATACAGCCAACTTCTCCGCCCTTAAAGAAGCAAGACTGGCTATTAAGCATAAGGACTACGAATTGGCCCGTGGTCTACTTGGCGGCAAGCTCGAGCAGTTTCTGGGCGACGATCAAGACGCTGAAGCTCTGGCGTACGCTCTTAAGATCGTTATCAACATCGTCTATGGACTCACAAGTGCTCGGTTCAGCAATGCCTTCCGCGATAACCGTAACGTCGACAACATCGTTGCGAAACGAGGCGCCCTATTCATGATCGACCTCAAGGAGGCGGTCCAGAAGAAAGGATTCACAGTTGCGCACATCAAGACGGACTCGATCAAGATCCCAGAGGCAACTCAGGCGATCATCGACTTCGTCATTGAATTTGGAAAGAAGTACGGCTATGACTTTGAGCACGAGGTCACGTACGACAAGTTCTGCCTGGTGAATGACGCAGTTTATATTGCCAGGACAGGAGACAAGTGGACTGCGGTTGGCGCACAGTTCCAACATCCATATGTCTTCAAGACTTTGTTCTCACACGAAGAGCTCACGTTCGACGATTATTGTGAGACAAAGAGCGTCACTCAGGGAACCATGTACTTGAACTTCACCGATATTTCAACAGATCCTCCTGTGATAGAGGAGATGCATCACGTTGGACGATGCGGAAGCTTCGTGCCAGTTTTGACTGGTGGTGGTCTACTCTGGAGGGTGAAGGACGATAAGCACTATGCCGTCACTGGAACGAAGGGATATTTGTGGATCGAAAGGGAGGCCGCGCTTGTTCGAGAGCAAATGGGTGAGGCGTACATCGACATGTCATATTTCGAAAGGCTGAGGACAGAAGCGTTTGAAGCCGTCGACTATTACGGTTCGTTCGAAAGGTTCGTTTCATAGAGAGGAAGTCAATGCGACTCAGAATGTTTTGGTGTGGAGTAGGAATGATTCTCGGCGTACTCAGTACGTGCGTGTACTTATATTCTGGAATGCTCGACATGCATAAAGATGCGTGAGCGATTCCTCGCAGAAAAAACATGTCATATAATGAGAAGAACAGAATTGTCGGCCTCCTACTTAGGAGTACTGACTAGGTTTCATAAACGAAACTGAACACTGTTCTTATATTTTCTGTCCAACCAACGAAAGGAAAGTCAATGCGTAAGATCCAAATTCGGCTCACCCCGAGAGTCATCGCATTTCTTGTTATTTTGTCTCTTGCGGCAAGCGTCTTCTCTGTTCCCCGGGATTCCACCATGGATGCCGTGGTCAGCTCGAATCCAGTCACCGAGACCTGGGTCGAGGACGAGGCCGTAGCGGGCGATTTCACATACAACAAGCAATGCACTATTCCGAGTGATATTTCGGATGGTCTCGGTGGAAAGTCAGGTGTCGGTCGCTCGGATTACAGCGAGAACTCGGCCATCGCAACGGCATACAACAAGGCCGCCAAGAAGGTGAGCTCGAGATGGCGTGCGGTATACGACAAGTGGTCTGGCGAAGTCAGCCTTCAGAGGAGCAACGGCAAGAAGGGCAAGAAGATCCGATGGACTGAGCACTATGCCTTTGATGGTCCATCTCATTGTGCCAACTATGAGCGATGAAGACGCGAGCTCGAGTACCGATTGAGTGCGGGGAGCATGAGCAGTTCTCGGAAACACTCCCGCAATCGTTAATTGGCAAGCCCACCGCTGATGGATGGACGGTAGTAGAAGCAACAGCTGATGGACCGAGAAGGGTCTGGCTCACACTTGAGAAAGATGTTCCAGGAGAGGAAAAGGAATGACAGATCGAGACAAAAGACTACTCACCCACGTCGAGCATCCAGATGATGATCACTACTTCGATGAGATCAGCATTCGTCTGGCGGAGAGATGGAAGGAATCAGAACTCTCCGGTGATGAATGGCGTTTCACAGCTATCGCTGAGGTGATGCGCAAGGGGAAAGTCATCGTAACGCTCAGTGCTTCAAGACTTGAGTGGTTGCTGGATGGATTGAAGTGGAACCTCCTGATCGCCGGAGAAAATGGCAAACTCGACATGGAGGCGTTGGCTAGCACGAAAGAACTGTGCGATCAACCGAGCTGTAAAGAAGAGCCAACGGTGTTCTACAGGCGACTTCGTCGTTACACCAAGCAAGGTGATCTGTTGGCGCCGAGCGAGTACTCCGACGGAAAGGAGTACCGACAGTTCTGCACGAAGCACAAGCATCGAGGCGACTGTGCGTTGGACGACGCCGAGCACAACTACGAAGAAATTCCTGATCCGAGGAAGGGGTAATCATGGCTGTTAAAGACGAAGTTATGACATTCATGATCGAGGACGCTGAGCTGTATTGGAGGAACTTCTCTGGTAAGGAGGACATGTTCAACGCTCCTGGTAACAGGAACTTCGGCGTTTTCCTCGAACCAGAACTTGCCGCACAAATGGCTGCCGATGGATGGAGCATCGGATGGACTAAGCCGAGGGACGATGAACCCGAAGGTCGTCCTTATATTTCGGTCAACGTCAAATACCGGAATCGTCAAGGACAACCAATTCGTCCTCCTCGTATTGTGATGCTCACGTCGAGAAAGCGGAATAATCTCGGCGAAGATGACGTGGACATGCTCGATTGGGTCAACGTGAAGACCGTCGACATCATTTGTCGGGCATCGCATTGGAACGTCAATGGAAAGACTGGCGTGAAGGCATATCTCCAGTCGATGTTCCTAACGATCGAAGAGGACTACCTCGAGCGGAAGTATGCCATGAACGAATCGGCGATGGAAGACGATCCGGTGAGGTACGCATCAGACGAGGTGGATGACTAATGGGAAGGACGAAGGAAGAAATCAGCGAAGAAATTCAAGCATTGCTCGATGCTTTTCATAACGCAAGTATTGCGATAACAACTTCGCTGGAGCAATTCAAATCCGCCATGGAGACTGCGTCTGAGGCCCTCGAGCTGCTTGCTCCATATTTGAAAGATCTGGAGGAAGAAGATGGTGAATGAACCGAAAGACGAACGTTTCCGAAAGGCTGAAGAACGTCTCAAAAAGACAGTGGCTGAAGAAATTAAAGCCGCATATGAGCCCACCCCAGAAGAGCTCGCCGACATGCAGGACAAAAGCTGGACCAAGGAGATCCGTCGTGATGATGGGTTGAAAGAAGCTCCAACGCCCGAGTACGTTCTGATGATCTTCGAGACCGATGGCACAATTCGTTGGGCATATTTGGATACGCCGATTGTTCCTATTGATGCTCTTCAACCTGGAGAGATGGGGATGATTGTGCTCCCTATAGTTTCGAGGGCACGACACGGACACGGACAGGAAGAGGGATAATGACTGATTTGAGGCAAGTCGTTGGGGAAGGCATGGGCGCAGTAAGCGTATGTTGGACCACCATTGCTGATGCCGGAGTCTTTCAATCTGAGTTGGCGGCCGGAATTGTGGATGAGGTCGTTGCGTGGATCGAAGCGCACTATGAGCTCAAATCCGACGTGAGTGAGGTACTGGATTCGTCGATCGTGGCATGGATGGATCCATTGATGCACGACGAACGTGTTCGTCTTGAAGCGCTTGTGTTGGCTGTCCAGTCGATGGGCTTTCCTGAGCGCAATCAGGCAGGGAAAGTGGTCGAGAAAGCCGATACATTCGAACAATATATTCGTGCTGGTCGACGTCGTTTGACCGTAGATCAGGCAGCGGCCGGAATGCAAACGCCAGAAAAAGCCCGGCGGGAAATTTACGAAGGAGTTTTCGGAGTCAAGGATTACCCAGCCGAAGAAGGAGCAGTAGACCTCGAAGGGTGACGTAGAAAGGAGAAGTCACCAAGGTAATAAGCGGCGGAAGCCGGGAATAATCTTAATAACAACCCAACCCAAAAAACAACGAAAGGAAAGTCAATGCGTAAGATCCTAAAGACAATCGGAAAGGGCTTGGCAGCGCTAATCGTCGCGGTCCTTGCCTTCTTGGCCTTCATGGGCATCGCTCGAGCGGGCGACATGAGTGCGGCTAGCACCTGCACAGAGGCAACTGTTTCTTGGCACCTGCCCCCGGGAGATGTCTGGAAGCAGATCGAAGATGAAGGAAAGCTCGTAGCCGACCTGTATCACCCGGATGGAACGGTCGAACGAGGTATCCCTGTGAACGGCACCCGTCCCGCTACGCCCGGTGCGACATATCGGGTGGTGTGGCGTGATCCCACGGCCGTGGACTGGTCAGGAGAATGGGGCGATGCCTCCATCGTGGTTCCAGGATTGGCGGTATGTCCGTCGCCGGTTGTTCCTCCCCCGCCGGCAGATACGCCCCCTCCTGCACCTCCCGTTGAGGTTCCTCCAGTGGTCGTTCCTCCTCCGGCAGCTCCTCCCGTGGCACCGCCAGTTGTGGTGAACCCACCAGTGGTAGTGACGGAATGCGTGGAGAACTGCGTCAACCTTCCTGCGACGGGTAGGACCGGCAACATCATCATGCTGTCCATCGCCACGTTCTTGTCCTTCCTCGGATATGCGCTGTATCGAGTTGGTCGTCCTGTCGGATGGGTGTCGCCGCAGATGCGGTTCTACATTCGGTTCGTTCGGCCTCGAGTCATCTGGCTGAATGCCCACCTCGTGCTATCATTCCGGCGGAGTAATTTGTGGATGATGATTTTCACCCCGCCAGAGATGTACCAGCCCCAGCCCGCATGGGTTTATTCATATCGGCTTGCTAGCTAATCCACCCAACAGAAACACGAAACCGAAAAGAGGAATTCAATGGTTATGGAATTCGAACCATTCGTCCGCCGTCCGTTCAGGGTCGAGGCAATCGAGATCACACTCGAGAACATGTCCGAGATCGCAGAGCTAATCGGTGACGTACGGACCAAGGACGGAACCACGTTCATCGCAATCGATCGTCGGATCGTTCCCAATGTCAATCGGGCCTTCGCTGGGTGGTGGATGACCCGTCTCAACGACAACTACCGCTGCTACAACCCGAAGGTGTTCAGGGAGCAGTTCATCGATCAGGTCGAAGTGCTGGCCTTCAACTTCCCGGCGGACGAGCCGGAGGATGACGACTTCGAGTACGACTACGTACCGGAAGGAGAGGTAGAGCCCGCAGCGGCCGAGTGATCAAAGTTGGGTCCGACACGAAAAAAAAGGCCTCAGCCACCTGTTTGTCGGAATGTCTGTCGAAAGATATCGAGATCAACATTGGGTCCACCCGCCGGATCCTAAGAGGATTTCGCCCAACAGAATCTGTGAAGGAAAGCACAGCCAGCCCAGGGGTCTCGGACGGAGGCTTTTTGGGTGTAAAAAAAACTTCCCGGAGGGTACAGGGGTGGTGGAGTTCAGGCGCTTCATCACCCCTCCTCTGTCATATTCCTATTGAAACAGAAAGGACACAGAATGGCTTCACCAGAACTAGAGATATTGGAGCTCGCCGTCGAGGTGTGGGTGAAAGATACCACTAACTTAACCGACGAAAAAGTCAAAGCTCAGATTGCAGAGATGTATATCGAGGCTGAGAAGTTCGTCACAGAGCTTCAGACGAAATACCCGCATCTAAATTTCGTATTGGCTTAGACCAATGTGGGATGGGCGGTTAACCCAATTCGACAGAGAACACGTGAAAGGAAACGTAATGAGAGGTAAGAATCAGATTCCGGGATACGCAGAAACTCCCGTGGGCGATGGCACTTCGGTGTATTCGTATACCTGTCCGTGTGGTGCGGTCATGGCCATCGTTGGAAAGAAGAAGTATCACGCCAACACCTTCCTCGGCGCCGTGCGACTTCATATCGGGGTGTGTCAGAAGAGTGCAACAAAAGAATTGGCTGGATTGGACATGGAGGTGACATATCGTCAGCCGCAAATTCAGGCAACGCTGACTCCTCCGCCGGCAAATGGTACTACGCCTTTGGCTCCCCCGGTCATCGCACTTCCGATCGTTCCGACGACACGACATCTGCAGGAAGTTCCGAGACCAGTTCCAGAGATCACGCCCGCTGAGGGTGCAGCCACTTCCGTAACGGATACGAGGATGTGGGGAGGAGCAAGCGGTTCCTGATATTCGCTGGGTGACGACACAATGACCCGCCAACCCCACGGCGTCCGTTTGTCTAATGTAAATAACGTCGACGTGTTTCTCCTAATTCAACCCCTTCAGGAGGAGCGGAGGACGTTGGCCCACGAAGTCGCAAAAAATACAAGCCATATAATGAGAGGAGTCCTTTGGACTCTTTTCTTTTTTTTTCACTCACATCGACACAACCAAGAAAGGTAATTCAATGACAACCGAGCATGAAGTGGAAATGACGAACCAGGAACGACTGGCGAAGGAAGCAACGGAAGCCGGGTTCCCGTGTGGCGGATGGGTTCAGGACATCCGACCGGGGGTTGATGTCTTTCTTCCCGAGATCGACGCGACAAACGGCGACTACAAGTTCGTCACCGGGACGGTCATTCGTGTCAACACGAATACGGAGTTCGCATACTCTTTCGTTCTTCGCATCGAGGACGGAACGCAAATCGTTCTCTTCCACAGCGGGTCGTGGCCCTGCTACTTCCGTGAGCCAGAGATGAGCCCGTTGCTGAAGAACCTCATCGATTGGCTCGAGCGGTTGAAGCAGAATGCGCCGATCAAGGACGACCTCATGAACACGAAGTTCAAGAAGGAGGGCGAGGAGGAGCTCTTCATCAAGCGGCACGATCTCGTGGATGACGACGAGCTCATCATCAAGCAGTTCGATCATGGTGGCGTCATCGAGCACGTCGATCCGGAACTCGAGAAGCTTCTGGACGAGGAAGAGCTGATCGAGGAGGGACAAGCAGAAGAACTCCGTCGCGCAAGACTTGCGTCGGAGGGTGTGGACAGGCGTAAGAACATTCTCGAGCATCAAATGCCCGACGTCGACTGAGCGACGTTAAATAGCCTTTTAGGCTCAGAGCGGTGCGTGGGTGTCGCCACAAACAAAATGGGACTCGTCCACCCAGTTTGGCGACGGTAACAAGCGTTGACACCGAGTGCACCTCTACCCGCCGGAGGTGACTTCAGAGAACGCTGCCCACCACATAAGGGCGAAAGGCCCCATATTGAGGAGGTGTGTAATGTCCGACACGGGAGAGAAGCCCAAGAGCGACTTGATCACCATCGCCAAGTTCTTCGGCATCGCCGGCATGGGCGCGGTCGAGGAGATGAAGGCGTTGACGCCGGAGGACAAGGCGCAGCTGGGCGAGGGCATCCGCAACGGTACGTTCGCGTACTGATCAATGAGGTGCTAGGGATAATATGCGCCCCTACTGGCTGGTAGAGTCAGCCCACCTTGCACAAGAGCACCACCTAGGTTTCTGCTAGAGGTTTACCGGGTGGCTCAAACAAAACTTCTAGATGAGGCGCTAGAGGACGGAGGGCATCCGTAGCTCTACAGTCTGTGTTTCTCGGTTCGGTTGTACTTACCTAGAATGTCAGGCCGCCTCGTTTCGCAACCAACTAATCAACCAACGAAAGGAAAGCTAATGAAATTGGAAACGGCAGAAAGAATCGTGAACCTTGTCTGGAACAAGCCACGCAACACCGTCGAGGCGATCAAGATCCTTCGATACGAAACCCACTTCGACCTCGAGGAGGCCAGGGACTACCTCAATCGAGGCGAGATCGGCGGACAGGCGCTTCTGGTTCGTCTCGTTGCTGACTTTGTTGCGACCCCGGAAACTCAGCTGGATACGGCGAAGAGGATGGCGGCGTACTGGAACCAGCGCGTCGAAGAGTTGACGGCTGAGGTCGAAGAAATGGAAAGCGGGCTCGTTTCGGCGATGCGTGAGCGAGGAGCGATCACCGATGAGCGCTGACAACTTCTACGTCCTTCGTCGACATCCCAAGGGCGGATTTGCCTTGGTGATGGGGTTCGCATCGACCGAATCATTGGATGTTGACGTGCGGGATCACCATACGCAGTTTGCGTCGATCAGAGAGGCTCTGAGGGCCTTCTCAGAGGGCCAGGATCTCGTGAACGACGAGGAAATGTACCCTGAGTACTACTGCGAATACGGTCTGCGGGTACATCCGGAGCTCTTCACATCAACTCAAGAGCTCACCGCACGACTTCATTCCACGACAGACGCAATGGTGTGGGCGACCGAGTTCTGCAAGCTGTTTTTGGTGCTCACTCGGGAAGGATGTGTCCTTGGTGACGAAGGCACGATGGTTGGCTGGTTCGCCAATGCCATCGAGATAGGTCGTTCGGCAGGACAAGAGGTCACATCAATACCTCAAACCGGTTACGTCTACTACCGGTGCCAGAAGTGCGGGACAATGACGCCTCCGAAGCAGCTCGAACCGTCGGATGATCTCGGTCCTCATGACTACGACTGTGCTTGCTGGAAGGGACCGGTTTGGCAACGCGGTGTGTGGCGTCCTGAGGAGAGGATCCAGCCAGAGAGCTTCTTGGTCCAGGATCAAACGGGAAAGCAATACGAGATCCAAGACCACCTGAGGGGGGAATGATGAAGCAGGATCGACGCATCGTCACTTCGATGATCCTTCAGGTCACATCGATGCTGGCCTCGAGTGACGGTTCAATCCGAGTCACTTGTGGCGGTGATCAGCTCTCAGTTGGTGAGGTCGAGTTCGATTGGCCGATGGGGAAAGAGCCGCCGAGGATTCGTCAAGAACTTTGTATTCGAATAGAAGAGGAAGACAATCGAGCCTGAAAGGGGCTGATGAAATGACCATCAACGTAACGGAACTGGTTGCTGAACAGCTCGCTGACGGCGACTTCGTCCTCGAACTGAACGATCCACGCCGAGGGGGCTGGCTCGAGATCAACATCGCTGTCGAAGCGGTTGATACTCCTGTCGGTGACGGCCAAGTCGACCTTACTTGGGACGACGGTTTGACCGGCCGCTATTCCAAGGACCAACGGTTCCGCATTCGCTCACGCGGGTGCACAAGATCTGCTTAGGGCCTGTGTGACGCCCTGGCAGAGTAGCGGGAAGGAGGTGATAACGTTGTGACCGGCGGCTAAAGCCCGCCAATGGTTGGGGAAATTACAGCACAGTTGTGGAAGGGCTCCGGCTGCCCCCGTCGGGGTCCTTCTACAGCGCATATAATTTTTGTCCTCGCATGGATTACATGGAATATAATGAGTACTGACCGAAAGGACTGTAATGACCGCTAATCAAATTCGAGCCGCAATATACGCCGAGTATGAGCGTGTAGCCGCTGAACTGAAGGAGAAGATGGAAAAAGAAAGCAAAACCGATTATGAGGTGATGCTTGATAATCCATTCCTCGCCGGACAAATTCACGTGCTAAACAACATAACTCGTGCCGCGATGATGGCCAAGTGATTGTAATCCAACAGAACAACCGAAGAACTCAAAAGGAGAGTGCCTAACAAGCATTCTCTTTTTTGTCTCGCATAGATTACAACGCATATTATGAGAGAAACCAACCATTAAAGGAGAATCATAATGACTAGGATCGAAGAGATCTTGACATTTGTGTCGGCTGAGATGGAGGCTCACGATATCGAAGACACCGTCGAGAATCGCCTCGCATTCCTAGAAGGAGTGCAAAAGGCGTGGAACGAAGACGAAGAAGTCAATATCGAGAAGACCTTCTACCAACTGGCACTCATGGGCGAGATCCACTGTCTGAGGTTGAGACTGATGTTCCCCCGAATCATGGGGAGTTGAACCCAAAAGCGAAGTACCACGAACACGGTATTTCGTTTTTGCCCTCGCAGAAAATACACGCAATATAATGAGAGAAGAACCCCGACTAATAAGGAGCACATAATGAAGAATGTCGTGAACCGCAGCAGGAACTTCGTTCGTCGCAACCGCAACACCATTGTTGCCGTGGGAGCACTGGGAACAGTGATCGTCCTGCAGCAGCAAGGGATTCGGTCGTTGAACGCGTTCCTCAAGGACAACGGCTTGTTCGAGCAGTACTACCTGCCCGAGACGGAAGTCTGATCGCAAAGCCAAGACCCCACAAGGGTTTTGGTTTTTCTCGCATGAATTACAGGCCATATAATGAGAGACCTACTATTAAGGAGAGAGCAATGAAGAAGTTCGATCGTATTAAGAAGTTTGTCGTAGATCACCAAGAGGGAATCGTAATGACCGGCGTTGTTGCCGGCGCGGTAGCTCTGTATGCAGTCGCATTGAAACTGGCCATCAACCAGTACAATGACGAACTCGCATTCGAGCAGGCGCGCCAGAACAAGCTGATGGATGCGGTCACTCGTGGAGACACGATACTTCCCAACAGCGACGGATCCTTCTGGATCCTACCGAAGGCAAGTTGAATCAAAAGGAGAGTACCAAACAGGTATTCTCTTTTTTTCTTTGATGGGAGAAGAAATGACAGCCAAAGGTCTTGAGAACTATCTGAAAGAAGTAATAGCAGCAGGCGAAATTGTCGTAGCCGAATTGTCAAAACACGGTTGGGGTGATTTGCATTATCAAGTAGATGCCCCACAACAACAAAGTGTCCGAGAGGCCATCGAAACATGGCGAAAGGTGGTACCAGAAAATGAAAGTCGTTAATTGTGAAGGTGTTCGGAGAGATCGAGACGGGGCCAAGTACTGTGGACGTCCTGGCCCTCTTGGGAATCCATACACCATGCTCACCGAAGCTGATCGTGACTCTGTGTGTGATCAGTATCAGGTGTTCTTCGATTGGAAGATCCAAACTGATTCTCGATTCCGTAAGATGGTGCTGGAATTGCAGGGATACGACCTGGCTTGTTGGTGCGCACCGAAGAGGTGCCATTGCGACACCATCCTTGCGTGGTTGTTGAGTGACGACGCCAAGATTGTCGATACTCCTCGAGTGACTCGACTGAAGAATGGCGATTGGTCGTTTGGTCATGCTGGGACACACGAAGGGAATGGGACTGAGGATTGTCCAGCTGAACCACATCACCACCATGACATCTTCTGTGCCGATCCGACCTTTTACGAATTGCATCTGGCAGGAATTGATCACAAGAAGTTCAAGGTGAGGAGTAGAGCGTGAGCGATGAATTAGGGAAACTAACTCCTTGTGTGAACGAAAAATGCGATCGTATGGCGGTGGCGTTGTATTGTTGTATAGGATGTCAAATTAATACTGGGGCATGGCATACTGATGATGAAGCAGTTCATTCTCTTTATTGTCATGATCGTGAACAACGGCGACTAGCTTCTATTCAACAAGCAGCTGTTGTACAAGCACAAGAAGCTTCGCCAGAAGGAGTGTGGTTCGTATATGGGATTGATACTATGCCGTATCCCATAATGGTGAACAAAGACGAGGTGGACGCACGGCGATTTGCGAATGAGCTCGGCTATTTCGTATATGTAAAGTTCTGGCCATTCGGTGTGAAATTCGACGAGATTGATTTCGAGGAGGGAAGATGATACAACCTAGAGACGCAGTATTTGATCATTTCGGTTGGTATTTTCGAGTGTATTACGGGTCGACTACCAGACAACAACGCATGTTTACTACGAGGGTCAATGGGCTTCGAGGTGTGAGCCATGGTGTAACCCTTCGACTTCGTGGTGATAAATGTGTAGGTATGCAAATTCGGAAAAACGCTAAGGAGGGAAGATGAAAGCTTTGCTTGTTCTTTTGATGGAGTTTCCAAATGACGGGTCTTGGGAGGAACTGAACGAGACGTTCACGGCGTGTCAAGAAGTTCCCTATGCGGGAGAACGGTATCTGGTCCTCGGTGAAGAGGACATGGAGGGCATTCTGCAGATAGCCAAATACAAGATCATTGCGAAGGAGGGTACTAACAAGGACGGAGTGGTTGGCACAGAGATTTCTATAAGGAAGGAAACGGATGGATAAACTAACACTTAAGTCAGGCAAGGATCGCTGTCCGAATTGTGGGGAACCTACTACTTCTGCCTGCTCAATCATTGGAGAAGGGCCAGAGGCTATTCGATGCCCCAACTGTTGTGACCATCCTAAGCCACATTTCATGACTATTAAATTTGGAGAGGGAGATGAGTAATGAAAGCCCAAGTTCGTATAAAACGCGAACAATTAGAAAAGGCTTCCGACGAACAGCAAGAGTATCTGTGGCAGTACCCAAACACTGCTCCTGGTCGGTGGCGAGTAACTCTTTTAACGTCTCTTGATACTGGCGACATGTTAGTCTTCATAGAAGGAGACACAGAGCCGGTTCAAGATTGGCTCAAAGTAATCATGCCAATAGCTGAATTATGAGGAGGTGAGTAATGGAATTGATGCCGCACCAGAAGGATGCGATAACCAAGCTAAGCAATGGCAAGATCCTGTGGGGTGGTGTCGGCACTGGTAAGACGATAACCGTATTAGCTTATTACATGGAAAAGGAAGCACCGAGGGACATATATGTCATCACAACTGCCAAGAAACGAGACTCCCTTGACTGGGAAAGAGAAGCAGCAAAGTTTGGGATCGGTACTCGCAGAGATGCAACCGTGGCAGGTCGACTTGTTGTTGACTCTTGGAATAATATCAAGAAGTACACCGGAGTCGAGGACGCCTTCTTCATCTTCGACGAGCAGAGGCTCGTTGGTGCTGGTGCATGGGTCAAAGCGTTCACTAAGATTGCCAAGAAGAACGGCTGGCTCCTCCTCACGGCCACACCTGGAGATACTTGGATAGATTACATTCCGGTATTCATTGCAAATGGCCTGTATCGTAATCGGACGCAGTTTCTAAATGAGCATGTGGTGTACGCACCGCACACTCGCTTCCCGAAGATCGTCAGATACATGGACGTGCGGACGCTCGAGAAGTACCGGAACATGCTCCTTGTGGAAATGCCATACACCAGTCACACCAAACGTGTCGTTGAGTGGGTAGAGGTCGATCATGACCATGAGGCTCTGAGAAAGGCGATGAAAGAACGATGGAACCCATACACAGCGAAGCCAATCCAAGATGCGGGAGAGCTATTTCGGGTTATCCGAAGAATTGTCAACTCATCTTCAAGTCGTCAGGAAGCCCTGGGGACACTATTGCGTGCGCATCCGTCAATCGTTGTATTTTACAACTTCGACTACGAACTCCGATTGATAATCGACTACCTCGAGAGTATCTCGTACCCCTACGCCCAGTGGAACGGCCATCGTCATCAACAGATACCGGAGGGTGATAAGTGGGTCTATGTGGTTCAGTATGTGGCAGGAGCTGAAGGCTGGAACTGTACTGAGACGGACTCGATGGTGTTCTATTCGCTGAGTTATTCGTACAAGAACTTTGAGCAAGCTCAGGGGAGAATTGACCGTTTGGACACACCTTTCACGACGCTGTGGTACTACGTATTTGTATCTGATTCCATAGTTGATAGAGCTGTCAGGAGTGCCTTGACGGGCAAGAAACTGTTTAATGAGAGGCGTTGGGCAGTGCAAAATCTAGGTGATTGGGAGTGAAAAAGTAGGTATGTGGTTTGAGTTTAGTAGGTACAAACCTATCCCGTTTTTCGCATTTTTTGAAATTTTTGAAAAAAGGTGAAATTTGGGCTCTGAGAAGGGGTCAAAAAGTGGGTCGAAATGGACGAAGAATTGGGCGTAAAATGGGCGAAATTGAGGGGTGTTTCGGAAGGCCAAAAACGCTTTTTTTAAGAATGTGAAAAAAATTGAATTTTGCATACCTACTAGACCCAAACCACATACCTACTGGAAATGGGTGCAAAAAAGACAAAAATAGCCTCTGACCTGCGCTTTTGTATTTTACGCACAGTTGGTATGTGGTTTGTTGTTTGGAGTAGGTACAATGTCACAAATTCGGGTCTAAAACTTTCTTTGTAAAACACGACCTTGTACCTACTCTAGTTGGTATAAACTTAGCTCGCGCGTACAGAGAAAGTAGGTACAACGTTGTAAAAATGAAAAAAGTTTTTAGGGTGTTTTCTGCGCTTTGTACCTACTACAAAGCACAAACCACATACCTACTCGATTAAGGAGAGTGTATGGAAAGCGTCGCAGAAGAAAGATGGAACACAATTTTAGACTTCCCAATGTACGAAGTTAGTAATTTTGGGGAGATAAGAAACAAAGATTCTGGTAAGGTTTTGAGGCAGAGTAAGAATGGGTATGGGATTGTAAAAGTTGGCTTGTTCAGAGAAGGGTTTCGTACTTCTCGTAGTGTGGCGTTGTTGGTAGCCGACGCATTTGTGTTCGGTCGTAACGACTTGTGTAATACCCCCATCCATTTAAACATGGATCATACTGACAATCGTGCTGATAATTTGAGATGGCGTCCGAGATGGTTTGCGTGGAAATATTCACAGCAATTTGATCGTCCAAGAACCGAGCTTACTTCAAAGCCTATTTATGAACACTTAGATAAGGTTTGGTATGATGATGCTTTTGAAGCGGCCATGGTAAATGGTCTTCTTGTTCGAGAGATCATAAAATCCATTCACACAACACAGTTCCAACCAGTTTGGCCAACAATGCAACAATTTTCTTTTCTTGGTGAGTAGGTACAATGTCGTTGTAAAAACATGGGATATAATAGGAGGGAGAGTGTGTTTTCTATCCATTTCGTTTTTGTGAGGTAAAACATGCTTGAGAGCGCCTATCAATTGGAAGTGATCAAAAGATTAAAGGCCGAGTTTCCTGGTTGTGTCGTGATAATCAACGACCCAAGGAGAACACAAGGAATTCCCGATCTTTTAATTTTGTTTGGTCCTAACTGGGCCATGTTAGAGGTAAAGGCCGCCTACAATTCACCCTCCAGAGCCAACCAGTCGCATTATGTCGAAGACTACGGACGTATGTCTTACTGCGCATTCATTTTTCCTGAGAACGAAGAGGAGATATTTAATGAACTTCAATTCGCACTCTGCAATCGAAGGTAAGCATGCACTTTTGAGCCCTAGTTATTATCATTGGATCAATTATACCGAGCAGAAATTAGACGCTCGATTTATAGCGTTCAGAGCAGCCGCTCGAGGAACTGCTCTTCATGCGCTGGCACACCAAGCGATTCGTCTTGGTGTCAAACTTTCGAATGCAGATAAGACATTGGCTGCTTATGTCAGAGACGGTATTGGTTATAAGATGGCTGTGGAGCAACCATTATATTACTCAGACAATTGTTTTGGAACAGCCGACGCCATTTCATTTCGTGCTAATACTTTGAGAATTCATGATTTGAAGACGGGTCTTAATCGTACATCCGAGAATCAACTTTATGTGTATGCTGCGTTGTTCTGTCTTGAGTATGGATTATCTCCTTTTGAAATCGAAATAGAATGCCGTATTTATCAGGATGGCGAGAAGAAAGTATATGTTCCTGAGCCACAGCACATTCTTCGGATAATGGATACCATCATCGAGTTCGATAAGCGCATCGAGTACTTGAAGGAGGCGATCTAGTGCATATCAAAGAAGAAGATTATCTAGCGCACTATGGAACCCTTCGCAGAAGTGGACGGTATGAATGGGGTTCTGGTGGAAATGAATCAGGTAGTGCCCCACGTAATATGACTTTTTTAGATACAGTGACGGATCTTAAAAGGCGAGGTCTCACAGAAGTAGAAATTGCTAAAGGTCTTGGTCTTTCCACAACCGAGCTTCGTGCGAGAAGGACTATCGCTAGAAACGAAGCAAAGCAAGCGGAGATTGCGTTTGCAAATCGGCTCAAGGCAAAGCAAATGTCTAATGTTGCTATTGGTGAACGAATGGGTCGAAATGAATCCTATGTTCGATCTTTGCTTGCTGAGAATGCACAAGAGAAGGCGGATATTCTTCTTAATACAGCGAATGTTCTCCAGAAGCGAGTTGATGAGGTAGGGTTCCTTGATATTGGGAGTGGTGTTGAGCATCACCTCGATGTTAGTTCGACTAAGTTGGCGGCATCTGTAGCCATCCTTAAAGAAAAGGGCTATCGAGTTCATTCAGTAAAAATCACTCAGTTGGGCACTGGACTTGAAACTGAGATGAAGGTATTAACTAAGCCTGGGACTACTCAAAAAGAAGCTTGGTTGAATCGAGATAATATTCGTCAGATCCAAACCTTCTCAGAAGATGGCGGTCGTTCGCATTTTGGTTTGCTTCCTCATATTTCGATCAACCCAAAGCGCATTGCGGTTCGATACAAAGAAGAAGGCGGAGATGAAGCGGATGGCGTGATCTATGTTCGTCCTGGTGTCAAGGATGTTTCTTTAGGTAATTCTAGGTACGCCCAGGTTCGTGTTGCGGTTGGTAAAGGACATTATCTAAAGGGAATGGCAATGTACAAAGACGACCTTCCGGACGGGGTCGATCTGATGTTCAATACAAATAAATCAGATACTGGAAACAAACTTGATGCTTTGAAGCCGATGACTGAGGATATGGACAATCCTTTCGGTGCGGTATTCAAGCGTCAGATAACTGAGTTAAAGCCCGATGGTACGAGAAAAGTTACTTCTGCTATGAACCTTGTTAATGAAGAAGGTGATTGGTTGAAGTGGTCTCGTTCTATTGCGCCTCAAGTTTTGTCTAAGCAGTCTCCTTCTTTGGCGAGAACTCAGTTGGATATTACTTATACATCCAGGAAGGATGAACTTGAGGAAATTCTAGCACTTACGAATCCGACCGTTCGTAAGAAAATGCTTAAGGATTTCTCTGATGCTACAGATGCGGCGGCAGTGCATCTTAAGGCGGCAGCTTTACCTAGGCAAGGTTGGCACACCATATTACCGATGAGTTCGATGAAGCCTACCGAAATTTATGCGCCTAACTTTAATGATGGTGAACGAGTAGCGCTAATTCGATACCCCCATGGTGGAACATTTGAGATCCCTGAATTGGTTGTCAATAATAACAACCGAGGCGCAAAGAGGCTTTTAGGTAATGCAAGAGATGCGGTTGGAATTCATAGTAGTGTGGCTGAAAGGTTGTCTGGTGCGGACTTCGATGGCGACACCGTTCTTGTAATTCCGAATAATGCTGGAAAGATAAAATCAACCCCCGCTCTAGAAAAACTTAAGGGCTTTGATCCCAGGACAGAATACAAGGCGTATGAGGGCATGAAAGTAATGGACGGCCCTACTAAGCAACGAGAGATGGGTAACATTTCAAATCTAATTACAGACATGACTATTCATGGAGCAAGCACACAAGAACTTGCTCAAGCAATTCGACATTCCATGGTTGTTATTGATGCGGAAAATCATAAGCTTGATTATAAGCGATCCGCGGTTGATAATGGAATTGCTAAGTTGAAAGAGAAGTATCAAGGTAAAACTACTGCTGGTGCATCCACCTTAATTTCTAGGGCTGGTGCTAAGGTGATGGTGCCAGACAGGAAGCTTCGTCTTGCGTCAGAAGGCGGCCCAATAGATCCAGTCACAGGGCGCAAAGTATTCGTAGAAACAGGTAAGATTAACTTCAGAACAGGTGGCCCTAAGTTAACCAGATCTAAGAAGCTGGCAGAAGAGGAAGACGCACACGTTCTTTCATCAGGTACCCCTATTGAGAGACTGTATGCGGACCATTCTAATAGATTGAAGGACATGGGCAATCAGGCGCGCTTAGCCATGATTAATACCCCCGCCCTAAAGTATTCGGCCTCTGCTAAGAAGGCCTATGCAAACGAAGTAGCTTCTCTGAATGCTAGCTTGAATTTAGCAATTAGAAACCGCCCCCTAGAAAGACAAGCACAGGTCTTTGCTAACGCCATCATCAAGGCCAAGAGGGCTGCTAATCCTGGTATGGATGAGGCTTCATTTAAGAAGATGAAGTTTCAAGCATTAGAAGAAGCCCGTAATCGTACCGGTGCAAGGAAAGCAAAGATTGTAATCAGCCCCTCTGAATGGGATGCTATACAAGCAGGCGCCATCATGGACACTAAGCTTAGTACAATTCTTGACAATGCGGACATTGATGTGGTTCGACAATTAGCCACCCCACGTAGAGAGATTAAGATGACACCAACTAAACTGTCTCGTGCCCAAGCAATGTTAGACTCCGGCTATACTAGAGCTGAGGTTGCTGCACAGTTGGGTGTCTCACTAACTACACTTGACACAGCAACTAATGAGTAAGAAGAGACAATGACAATGAAAGGAAGAAAGAGCTAATGAAAGTTTCAATGCTAACAACTGTTGACAATCCTCACAATCCTTTTGACGATTACGATTCTTGGTCCGCCTATGATTTAAGGGCAGGGTACCATACGGCAGGGTTCCTTGCTAGAATTTTAATTACTTCTGACGAGCTCTCAGAAGAAGATCAGAACATTGCTAATGAATTAGCTATTGATGAGATTATAAGAGAAAATGTTTTGGGCATCTATCGAAAAGTCACCCGAGAAATGACAGAAGAAAGTTCAGTTTAATCTGGGGACGCTCCTTACCGGGGGGAGGGTCTCGTAAATTCCGCCCCCCCTGTGCATCGCCCGGCTCTATATTTTAGCTCCGGGGGAATTTTGGGACAATGTTTTCACTTTTTAATACCGGGAAAGGAGGCTTGGGAAGATGAAATCAATGTTGAAAGACGTAATCAGTGGTGGAGAGCAGTACAAAGCTCTAGCTTTCATCTGTCCTGGCTGTGTTGGTAATGGTGGAGGCACCGGATTGCACATGATTCCGGTAGAACCGACTACGCAATCTCCTGCTTGGACTTGGAATGGGGATCTAGAAGCGCCGACCCTCGAGCCATCCATTCGTACTACGTGGGAATCGCCAAGAGAAAAGTTTGTGTGTCACTCATACCTCAGAGACGGCGTATTTGAATTCCTTGGTGACAGCACTCATGAGTTTGCTGGGAAGAAAGTGCCTCTTCAAGAGCTCCCGTCATGGTTCCTTAGTTGGGGTGATGACGATGACGAGTAAACGAGAACGAAAGGTCCGACCGGCAGCAACCCTCGAAGGACGAGAGGGTCAGTTGGTTTCAATGGCGGTGGACCTAGCAGAGAAGCAATTGAGGGAAGGCACAGCTACTGCGCAAGTCATCACGCATTATTTGAAGCTCGGTTCCACAAGGGAGATCCTCGAGCAAGAACGCTTGTCCAATGAGAACCAGCTTCTCCAGGCAAGGGTGGAACAGATGGCTTCGGCAAAGCGTATTGAGGAACTTTATGGGCAGGCATTGGACGCAATGAAGAAGTATGCCGGTCAAGAGGTTCCGGAGATCGATTATTATGAGGACTAGAACCTATAATGAGCTTAGAAGACTCGATACTTTCCTCGAAAGATACGAGTATTTGAAACTTGGAGGCGTCGTAGGCCACGCTACATTTGGGTTCGATCGTCACATAAATCAAATGTTTTATGCCTCTCGAGAGTGGAAACAAGTAAGAGAAGCGGTCATATTGCGTGATAACGGCTGCGATTTGGGTGTTCCTGGGTTCGAAATTAATGGAGCGCTGGTTGTTCATCACATAAATCCAATTAAAGAAGATGATATAGTTCACTCACATGAATGGGTTTTAAACCCAGAATTCCTTATAACAACCACACATGATACTCATAATGCCATCCATTACGGTGATAGTTCGCTTCTTCGGACGGAATTTGTGGAGCGAAAACCAGGTGATACACGACTTTGGTGACCGGAAGGAAGACAATGAGTAAACCAAAAGAAAAGACAAGACGCTCCTTACGTGTCGAATCGGATAGTTATTGTCTCGTTATTGCACTGCATATGGACGTGTTGTAAGGCTGAACGTATCTAAAAACAAAGGGCCAGAGTTTTGACTCGATTTAACAACTTTCGAACCAAGGGAGAAAGAAATGAGTTCTGTTGAGGAATTGCCAGCACTGTTCAAGATGATCGAAGAGATGCGGGAAGCAGGAACCAGCGAGGAAGACATCGAGACATATCTCAAGGATCTCGATATGACAGCCTTTGAAAAGGCCAACGAAGAGATGCGTGCTGCTGGTAGAAGCGAAGCGGCGATCTTTTATTTCTGGAAAGAAGTAGATAGTTTCGGCGATACAGATCCCGAAGACATGATCGATTCAGATGACGAGGTGCAGTGATGGGTTCCGTATATCTCGACCAACTTCCGACAGTACTTCATAACAACGGAGCGGGCGTTCCTTTCATCGAAGTGCAGGGCTGGCAACGGCGAGCTCGTAGTTCTGGTGGTTACAACGGACGGGTCGAAGGTATCTCGATCCATCATACTGCTAGTGGTCCTGCATCTGATGGCTGGCCTTCGGTCAACTACGGAACGTTCAAGGCAGCGGCTAAGCCGATTGCCAACATCTACATCGAGCGAAGTGGTACTTGGTGGCTCGCAGCTGGTGGAGCGACGAACACTTCAGGTGCAGGTGGACCAACACCGTACTGCCCCAAGGACGGAGCGAACTCTCGTACCATTGGAATCGAGATCCAGAACAATGGAGTTGGCGAACCGTACACTGACGCTCAGGTGTGGTCGCTGCTTCACGGTGTCTCGCTCATCTGGAACGACATGTCTCGTCGGTACAACTGGGGCTTCCAGACCGATCGAATCTTCGGTCACTTCGAGTGGGCTCCTGGTCGAAAGTGTGACCCCACTGGCCGCTCGGCCTGGACGTCTCCGGAGAACCGACTGGGTTGCAGCAACGGTCCTCGCTGGCACATGGATCAGTTCCGGCATTCGGTAATCTCTCATGCGCTCAGCCTCGTGCTCCCACCGCCTCCGGCGGCATGGCCGTGGCCGCTTACCCTGCCACAGATGCAGAGCATTCGAGGAGCCGCCAAGCCGACGATCCAGGAAGGGTCGGCTAACTTCCTTGTCACTTACCTCCAGATTCTATTGGTCGACATGACTGGAGCGACTTGCGAAGTCTCGGGCAACTTCGATGCCACGACGACGGTGGCTGTCAAGAACTTCCAGTCATTCTTCGGACTATTGGCTGATGGCATTGTCGGTCCGGTCACTTGGAGGTCGGTCGACACAAAGCTGTTCGATCCGTTCGCAGCCAAGAATGGAGGCTGAGCTGTAGTGTCAAAATGGGAGCAAAAACTCTAAGTAAGGAAAGGAGACCCGATCATGGAAGACAGCATTCTTACCAGTACGAAGAAGACCCTTGGGCTGGATGCCGACTACACGGCTTTCGATCTGGACATCATCACTCACATCAACTTGGCGTTCTCCGTTTTGAACCAACTTGGCGTGGGTCCGGTCGAAGGATTCATGATCGAGGACAAGTCTTCTACGTGGGACGAGTTCGTCGTGCCTCTTTCTCAGATGAGCATGATCAGGACCTATGTCTATTTGAAGGTTAGTGTACTTTTCGATCCGCCGACTACTTCGTATCTGATCGAGGCCAAGACAAATCAGATCGACCAGTACGAATGGCGTTTGAATGTGTTCAGGGAGTTCAACGATTTTCCTAATCCAATACCAGAGGAAGAGGTGGAGGTATGACCGCTGAAGAAGTTGACATTTTTCTTGGACATTTCGGAGTCAAAGGTCAGAAGTGGGGTGTTCGTCGTAAGGATCGCAGATCGATAAATCCGTCTGCTGACTGGCAACGTCATAGTACTGCTAAGAAGAAGAAGTCGGTCGAATTGAGTGACCAAGAACTTCGAAATCTTCTCGATCGACTCAACATGGAACAGCGTTATCGCAAGCAGTTCAATCCGTCAGCAGTCAAGAAAGGTTTGATGGTTGTCGGAGGGGTTCTTGCTGCTGGGAAGATGATGAATGAAGTTGTTAATTTTGCTAATAGTCCAGCGGGTAAGATGATTGCCACCAAGCTTGCATCGAAAGCAGCTGGTTAATTAGAAAGGAGGCGTCTCGTGACTTTGTCGAACACGGCAACACCGAGATATTACGGCGAGTTTCGAGACGCAGTTCTTCGAGGTGAGATTCCGGTAAACCGTGAGATCTCGATGCAGATGAACAGAATCGACGACTACATCGCTAATCCTAACATCTATCATGACGACATGGCTGTCGATGGGTTCATCAAGTATTGTGAATGGGAACTAACTCTAACTGACGGTAGCGATCTGCATCTGCTCGACTCGTTCAAGCTTTGGGCAGAGGATCTTCTAGGTTGGTTTTACTTTGTTGAGAGAAGTGTGTATCAACCTTCGCCGGATGGTGGCGGATCTTATGTCAAGAAGTTGATCAAGAAGCGGTTGATCACTAAGCAGTACTTGATCGTCGCTCGAGGTGCAGCCAAGTCGATGTATGCCATGTGCATCCAGAGCTACTTCCTCAATGTGGATACGGCAACCACTCATCAGATTACCACCGCCCCTACCATGAAGCAAGCGGACGAGGTGATGTCTCCGTTCAGGACTGCGATCACCCGCGCGCGAGGTCCACTGTTTAAGTTCCTTACAGAGGGATCGCTTCAGAACACAACGGGATCGAAGTTCAATCGGATGAAGTTGGCCTCGACCAAGAAGGGTGTCGAGAACTTTCTAACTGGATCTCTCCTCGAGGTCCGTCCGATGGCGATCAACAAACTTCAGGGTCTTCGTCCTAAGGTGTCGACGGTCGACGAGTGGCTGTCTGGTGACATTCGAGAGGATGTCGTCGGGGCAATCGAGCAAGGTGCCTCAAAGTTGGACGACTACATCATTGTAGCGATCAGCTCGGAGGGAACTGTTCGGAATGGATCCGGCGACACCATTAAGTTGGAGCTTGCTAGCATTCTTCGAGGTGACTATCAAGCTCCTCACGTTTCCATCTGGCACTACAAGTTGGACGACATAGAAGAAGTTAATGATCCGTCAAAATGGCAGAAAGCCAACCCAAATCTTGGGCAGACGGTTACGTACGACGTTTACCATCTAGACGTCGAGCGAGCTGAGAAAGCGCCGGCGTCACGAAACGACATCTTGGCGAAGCGTTTTGGTATTCCGATGGAAGGGTTCACCTACTTCTTCACGTACGAAGAGACTCTTCCTCACGCAGATCGAGAATTCTGGGGCATGCCTTGTGCTCTAGGCGCAGATCTTTCGCAAGGCGACGACTTCTGTGCGTTCACGCTACTGTTCCCGCTGCAGAACGGAGCGTTTGGTGTGAAGACGAGGAGTTACATCTCTTCGTTGACGTTGATGAAGTTGCCGGCAGCCATGAGAGGTAAGTATGAAGAGTTTATTATTGAAGATAGCCTTCATGTCCTCGAGGGGACTGTGCTTGACATGATGGAAGTGTATGATGATCTGGATGCCTTCTTGTTAAGGAATGATTACGACGTTCGTTGTCTAGGATTCGACCCTTACAACGCCAAGGAATTCGTAAGTCGCTGGGAAGCGGAAAACGGATCCTTTGGAATTGAGAAAGTTATTCAGGGAGCTAGGACCGAGTCGGTTCCACTTGGTGAATTGAAGCATTTGAGTGAAGAACGGATGCTTATATTTGATCAAGACTTGATGAGCTTTGCAATGGGTAATGCGGTGACTCTCGAGGATACCAATGGTAACCGTAAGCTCCAGAAGAAGCGTAAGGATGAGAAGATCGACAACGTAGCCGCCATGATGGATGCTTATGTGGCGTACAAGGCGAACAAGGAGAGTTTCGAATGAACGTAGACCAGATTGGGGAGTTTCTCGAGCATCAGGGGTTATCCGACGAGGCAATCGACGCCTTCTTTGCGCACTACGGTGTCAAAGGTCAGAAGTGGGGTGTTCGACGAGCCCAAAAGCGAGCAGCAAAGGGGCCTGATCGGTTCGGTAATAGAAACAACCCATCAGCGCAGAGAAGGCTTGATCGAGTAAAACGAGTTGCAGATGGGAAAGCTTCTGTTGGCGACATGATTAAAGCAGGTCTTTTTCAAATTTCAACAAATGATCTTGTGATTGAAGGGTCTTTTAGAGACGCCGCAAAAGCTCAAGTCGAACGAGGGAAACGTAATCAGAACAAGGTTAATCAAGGTAAAAAGGTTGTGGGCGATATGCTTGCTCGTCTTAGCGGTGTTGATGTTCGGGAGCTGAACTTTGACTAATTAACATTCGTGATCAACACCTAGAAAGGAGGTGCATATTTTGCCAATTCTATCACGAGTCAGAAGCGCTTGGAACGCGTTTCGGTCAACTGGCGAACAGCAGGAAGAGGTGTATAATCTAGGTTTGGGCTCTTCTAGTGCGCCAGATCGTCCGAGACAGAGATATTATAACGATCGATCCATCATTACGTCTATTTATACGAGAATTAGTATCGATGTTGCGCAAGTTTTAATTCGTCACATTCAACTTGATGAGCAGGATCGATATTTGAAGAACATGGAGAGCATGTTAAACAAATGCTTTCTTTTCGAACCGAACTTGGACCAAGGACCAAGCCAATTTCGGCAAGATATTGTTCTTACGTTGTTCGATAAAGGAGTTGCGGCGATAGTTCCAGTCGATACGATTGGAACCCCAGAGGCAGCCGATTTTGAAATTGTAACATTACGTGTTGGTTGCGTTAAAGAGTGGTTCCCAAAGCATGTTCGAGTGGAACTGTATAATGAGGCAACTGGAAAACGTGAAGAAGTTATATTAGAGAAGAAATTCGTAGCTCTTGTTCAGAATCCATTTTATGCGGTTATGAACGAACCACTTTCAACTCTTTCGAGGTTGACTCGGAAATTGAGTCTCTTGGATTCGGTTGATGAAGCTACTGGTTCAGGCAAGCTTGACATCATAATTCAGTTGCCATACGTAATCAAGTCGGAGGCAAGACGTCAACAAGCAGAACAACGTCGCCAAGACATCGAATTCCAGTTAAAGGGTAGTCAGTACGGTATTGCTTATACGGATGGAACAGAAAAGATTACTCAGCTTAATCGTCCAGCTGAGAACAATCTTCTTAAGCAGATTGAGTATCTTACTAATCTGTTGTTTGGGCAACTCGGTATTACCGAGGATGTCATGAACGGTACAGCAGACGAAAAGACCATGCTCAACTATCATAATCGAACTGTAAAGCCTATTCTTGACGTTATAATTGAGGCGATGCAGAGATCGTGGCTTGGTATAGTTGGAACAGCCAATAAGGAACGGATTCGATATTTCCGTGATCCATTCATGTTCGTCACTGTAGGCGAGCTTGCTGAAATTGCCGATAAGTTCTCCAGAAATGAGATCTTCTCGGCTAATGAGATCCGAGGGTTCCTGGGAGTTCCTCCATCTACAGATCCGAAGGCCGATCAGCTAGTAAATAGCAACATGCCACAACCAGAAGCAGACGTCAAGAAAGCGTCTTAGTCTCTGAAAGGAAATACGATGAAGCACGACTTCAGTGGTTACGCCACAAAGGCGAACATTCGATGCTCTGACGGTAAGACCATCATGCCGGATGCTTTCAAGCATCAGGACCAAATGCAGGTCCCGTTGGTGTGGATGCATGGTCACAATGACCCAGAAAACGTTCTTGGGCACGCTATTCTCGAAGCTCGTAATGGAGATATTTACACCCGTTGCTATTTCAACAACACACCGAAGGCTCAACATACGAAGGAAGCAGTAGTCCACAAGGACATCACAATGTTGTCCATTTGGGCAAATGGTTTGCTCATGAAGGCAGGAGCCGTTCTTCATGGGGCAATCAAGGAAGTGAGTTTGGTGCTTTCTGGTGCAAACCCAGGAGCAGTAATTGACAACATCGTCGTTGAGCATTCTGACGGTGAGCCAGACTCGGTTCTTGAAGATGAAGCCATTATTACGATGGGGATTCCCATCGAGCTCAGTCATTCTGATACTCCTGACGGCGATGATGACGATCGGGACGGTAAGGACGATAGGGACGATAGGGATGACGATGTCCAGAAGGTATACGACTCGTTGAACGACAGGCAGAGGGAGCTGGTTCATTCCATGCTCGGAGAGGCGCTCGATGTGAGTGGATCCAGTGACACCAAGAAGGTTAAAGATGCTGATGGTGATGCCGATAAGGACAAGAAGGTCGGGCATGCTGACGGCGATGAGGACAAGTCTGTTGCAGACGTATTCAATGCGATGACTGATGAACAAAAAGAAGTAGTGTATTTCATGGTTGGTCAGGCAGCCGAAGCTGCCGGCACAGCACAGCAAGACGACCTGAATGACGACTCTGCCGGTCACGGCGACAAGGAAGGAACCCAAATGATCACCCATAACGTTTTCGAGGATAAGAAGGCGGGCGGCGACAACTCCATGGTGCTTTCTCATGATGACATGAAGGGCATTCTCAAGAGTGCGATGCGAGGCGGCTCGATGAAGGGCGCCTTCGAGGAATACGCTCTTGCGCATGGGATCAATGAGATCGACGTTCTCTTCCCCGATGCAAAAGCAATCGCTGATGCGCCGGAGTGGAACAGGCGTCGTACTGAGTGGGCAACTGCTCTGATTGGTTCTGCTCGAAAGAGCCCGTTCTCCCGGATCAAGACGCTGTGGGCCGATCTCACTGAGGATGACGCTCGAGCCAAGGGTTACGTGACAGGGGCATTCAAGAAGGAAGAGTTCTTCCCGGTCGCCAAGCGCGTCACAACTCCTACGACTGTGTACAAGAAGCAGGCGTTGGATCGTGACGATGTCGTAGACATCACCGACTTCGAGGTGATCGCCTGGATGAAGGGCGAAATGCGGCTCATGCTCGATGAGGAAGTTGCTCGTGCGATGCTCCTCGGCGACGGTCGCGATATTGCCAGCGAGGACAAGATTGATGAGCAGTGCATTCGACCGATCGCAACCGATCACGAGCTCTACACCACGCAGATCTATGTCAACGTTGATGATGCGTCTTCGTCGATGCTCGAGGTGATGGACGCTGTCATCATGAACCGGGCAAAGCTCAAGGGTACCGGTATGCCGACGTTCTTCACCACGGAGTACTGGATCGCTCGATTCCTGCTCGTGCGTGACGGCGACAACAAGCGCATGTACCGGAACCTCGAGGAGCTCGCCATGGAGCTTCGTGTCGACAAGATCGTTCCGGTTGAGGTGATGCTCGAGTACCCAGACATCATCGGCGTCATGGTCAACCCGGTTGACTACGTGCTCGGTGCCAACAAGGGCGGAGAGGTCAACTTCTTCGACGACTTCGACATCGACTACAACAAGCTGAAGTACCTCATCGAGACCCGGCTCTCTGGAGCTCTTGTCAAGCTCAAGGCCGCCATGGTCATCAACCGTACCGCTGGTTCGAACGTTCTGGTTACTCCTGCTGCTCCTACCTACGTCCCGGCAACTGGCGCGTTGACCATCGTGAACACCACCGGTGTTGTTTATAAGAATGCCGGCGGAACCACGATTGACGCGGCTGGTTCTCCGTACACGGTTGCACCAGGGACGACGTACGTCGTCAATGCCACGCCGGCAACGGGTTACTACTTCGGCACCAGCGATGACGATTCCTGGAGCTTCACTCGTCCCGCTGCCTAATACAGAGAAAGGTCCGGTTCCATGGCAAGGTTCTACGATGTAGTCGGATACGGTGAATCTGTAGAAACACCTGCCGGATCTGGCGTTCATGTAGATCAGATCACAGAAATGAAATATTATGGAGAAGTTATTCGAAACACTCGTAGGTTGACCCCTGATGAGCATTTGAATAATGAGATTTCTGTGGGTAATTCTATTAGTATTATCGCTGATGAATACGCCACAAAACACTTCTTCGCCATTAAGTATATTCGATGGGAGGGGGTTAATTGGAAGGTAACGACAGTTGAGGTTCGACCACCTCGTCTTATCCTTGCCCTTGGAACTGTTTATAACGGTCCTGTATTAGTTTCAACGCCTTAAGGAGGCTTACTGTGGGCCTACGTGCAGACCTTCAAGTTCTGTTAAAAGAGTTACTTGGCTCGGATCATGTATATTTTCAGCCACCGGAATCCATTAAGATGGTGTATCCATGTATTGTTTATAAGAGAGATCTGCGGATTACTCGGTTTGCAGAGAACAAGCCGTATAATCATGGTAAACGCTATCAAATAATAGTTATTGATGCTAATCCAGATAGCGATCTTCCAGATAAAATTGCCGACCTTCCAATGTGCATATTTGATCGTTTCTATACGGCCGATAACCTCAACCACGACGTGTTCAACCTCTTCTTCTAAGGAGAAAACCATGACAGCACTTGTCTGGGACCAATCCGGCGAGCGTCTCTACGAGACTGGCGTCGATCACGGGGTCCTTTACATCCCAACCGCTGGAGTTTACGATCTCGGCGTTGCTTGGAACGGTTTGACCACCGTTACCGAGTCGCCATCAGGTGCGGAAGCTACGGCGTTGTATGCCGACAACATCAAGTATTTGAATCTGATCTCCGTGGAGGAATTCGGTGGAACGATCGAGGCCTACACTTACCCGAATGAATTCGCCCAATGCGACGGAACGGAAGAGCCTGTTCCTGGAGTCCTCGTAGCACAACAGACCCGCAAGACGTTCGGGCTTTCGTATCGAACCCGACTTGGTAACGACGAGGAATCTACGGACTATGGTTACAAGTTGCATTTGGTTTACAATGCCATTGCAGCTCCGTCTGAGAAGGCCTTCGCTACGATCAATGATTCGCCGGAGGCAATCACCTTCAGTTGGGAGTTCTCGACAACTGGAGTGGCGGTTCCTAACCTCAAGCCGAGTGCCTTGATCACGATCGTGTCCACTGATGTGGATTCGGACGATCTCGATGCTCTGCTCCAGGTTCTTTACGGCACCGTAGGTACCAGCCCAAGGCTTCCTCTTCCGCAAGAGCTTCTCGGAATGTTCGCTGCTGGTGCGACAGTTGAAGTCATGCCGGTGGCTCCGACGTATGTTGATGCAACAGACACCCTCACGATTCCGGCCGTTACCGGCGTTAGTTACTACATCGATAACGTCTTGGTTGCAGCCGGCCCAATCGTCATCACGCAAGACACGGTTGTCACAGCTCGACCGAACTCAGGGTACACCTTCCCGGCAGTTGCCGATGAGGACTGGTTCTTTAATCATACGCCGTGATCCAGTTGGTGGCAAGGAGATCAAAGGATGCTCAGAATTACTATTCCGAAACAAGAGTTCTATGATGAAGTCGAGGGAAAGTTCATCTACTCCGACTACATTGAATTGGACTTAGAGCATTCTTTGGTCTCAGTGTCAAAATGGGAGTCAAAATTCGAAAAACCGTTTCTTGCTCCAGGAACCAAAACAACAGAAGAAGTTCTTGATTACATAAGGGCAATGATTGTGACTCCGAATGTGCCTTTGGACATCGTTTCGAAGTTTGGTCCAGACGACATCGAAAGAGTTAATGATTATATAGAGTCAAAGCAATCAGCAACCACTTTTGGAATGATGCCCAAAGCTACTGGGCGAAGTGAAACGATTAGTTCGGAATTAGTATACTATTGGATGGTCACATACAACATCCCATTCGAATGTGAAACATGGCACCTGAATCGACTTTTCTCTTTGATTCGCATTTGTAATGTAAAGAGTACGAAACAGAAGAAGATGTCAAGAGGTCAATTAGCGGCAAGAAACCGAGAACTCAATGCGCAAAGAAGAGCAGCGCTCGGAACAACTGGATAGACTGGAGGTGTAATGACTGCGCTTTTGTGGGATGAGCTAGGAACTCGTTATTACGAGGCTGGAGTGGATCGAGGAGTGCTCTATCCGCCGAATTCGCCAGGCGTTCCATGGAACGGTCTCATTGCAGTTAACGAGAGAGTGTCTGGAAACGAGGGTGCTCCAGTTTATTTTGATGGAGTAAAGTTTGCTAATGTTTTGGCTCTTGGCGAGTTCTCGGCTTCGGTCAGAGCATACACTTATCCGGATGAATTCCTGCAATTCGAAGGCGTTCTTGAAGTTGGATCAGGTAATGGACTTTATGTAGGTAATCAACAACTGACACAATTCGGAATGTCATATCGCACAATGGTCGGTAATGATGTGGATGAAGAGGCGGGGTATAAAATCCATGTTTTGTATAATTTGACGGCGGTTCCAGCGCAAAAGAATTTTCAAACTATTCCGACGGGCAGTGCCGTGGAGTTTGAATGGACGGTCACGGCTATTCCAGGTAAACTTAATGACTTTCGACCAACTGCGCACGTTATATTTGACACTAGAGAGATGAGTACTGAACTTATTCAAGATATTGAAGAGACTCTATATGGAGACGAGTTTAATGACGCTCGTCTTCCAGCTTTGTCAACATTGACAAGTTTTGTTGGCGAATGGGTTATTATTAGAGTTACGGATCATGAGGACGGAACATTTACCATAGAAGCTCCAGACGATCTTCTAACTATGTTGGATGCGACTACTTGGCAACTTATTCAAGCAAATGCCGTATATTTGGACGAAGTGACATACCGAGTTAGCAACAAGTCCCATTAGGGGGTAACATGTTTGCATTGAACAGTGTCGAATGGACTCAGATCGCAGCGATCGCTATATTTGTTCTTGGCGCGATCCTTTGGCTGACTTCTAATGATCCAAATCACACTAATTTCTCTCGATATGCTGCGGCCACTGTGGCTGTAGGCCTAGCCGTATTTGTATTGAGCTTTATTGTCAACCCGTGAACAACAACTGAAACAAGGAGCACACATGTCCACGCAAAGTCAAATCGATCAGTGGAATGCCGCTGTCGAGAAGATTGCTGCTCGAGATGGAATCAGTTTCGCTGATGCCGCCGACAATCTTGCGGCATTGCTTAATAGTGATGCGGTACAGGACGCTATCCGAACAGAGGTTTATTCTCGTCTTGAAACTCTCGAGGGTCGTTTGGAAACTCTGGAAGCCAATCTCGGATTCGGCCGAACGGATATTACTGCGCCGGGACGTCCCGATCCCGTCTGATCGTTCTTCGACCCGCATCTAACGTAAGGAGCTCACATGGCCTCGATTGATGGATTTACAAAAGAAAGAATGTTGGCGATCGAAAACGCGTCGGTTGTCGACGGTGACGTAGTTGGAGACAACCTTATTCTAACACGCAAAGATGGCACTACTATTAATGCGGGTAGTGTTCGTGGCCCGATTGGCTCACCAGGAATTAGTAATGAAACGTTAGATGCGGGTTTGAACGAGCACGTCCCAATTGGTATATCTTTTGATTACATTGGGACTACAGCGCCAACTGTCAGATGGCTTTTGATGATTGGGCAAACAGTTGTTAATGGCCAAACGTTATATCCTGAATTTTGGAGTAAAATCCCAGCAAGTATGAAATCTGGCGCAAATATTATAATGCCAGACACTAGACATCGAATTTCGGTTGGATTTGACAGTGCTGATTCGGATTTTGATGCTATTGGGAAGACCGGTGGTGCGAAAACTGTTGCGTTGACTAGGCCTCAATTGCCTTTGGCAACGATTCAGATTAATCCTCCTCCCACTGGGCTTAGCGGTTCCACTGGAGATGATCTTGGTGGTCATACTCATATTTTAGGTGGTCAAACCAGTCCTGGTGGGATGGGTAATCACACAAATCTTGGTGCAACAGTGGACTCTAGATTCATTATGATGACCCCTGGGGGACCTCACTCTATCGATATTTTGCATGATCCTGCTGGCGGTGCGACCGTCACGACAGAACTTACTACTGGTGGATCAACTGTATCTGATTTGCATCAGCATCCTCTCCCGCCAACAACTGGGGCACCAGCGGTTTATCATAAGCATCCGGCAGGGACTCTTTCTGTTGATATTGCACCATTTCCTTCTGAGGCGCTTGGTTCTGGTGAGGCTCATAATAACATGCCGCCGTACATTACATTCACAAAGATCATCAAGGTTCTATGATCGGAGGATCAAATGAGTGATGCAATTAAAGTTTTCAAAAATAGGACAAATCTCCTCCCTATTTCTATTGGTTTTGATGTTTCTGACGATGTGATCACAAGCGAAATTCGAACTCCATCAGGAGAGCTTATTGCAACCTGGACAGTATTATTTGACAGCGATGGAACGGATGGCGAAATCGTACTAAAGTTGGATGATGCAATAACAGAAGATATTCAATATCCAACGGGCATTATGGACATTAAACGTGTTTCGGGCGGAGAACCGTATGCGGTATTTGATGGTCCATTAGAGGTGACATTCATAGAAACGGTAACCGCATGAGTGGAATGGATGTTACTCCGACAAATCAAACTGTAAATGTAAACCAAGCGCCATCTTCGATTCGAGCTGTTTCTAGAACACAGCGAATTGTTGTTAATAGAGGTGGGGAAACGTTAAATCGAGTTGGAACTACTCAACAAATTGTCGTCAATCGAGGCGATTCGTCAGTTGAAGTTGTTTCGACTCCACAACGGCTAGTTGTTAATTCACCAGGGTCTTCGGTTGGAATTGTTAACGCAGGGCCTCCAGGTCCACGTGGCCCTATGGGTCCCGCTGATTTGTCTGTATATTTGACAGAGGATGGTCAACTTTTAACTCGAGCTAGTGGAGATCTTGCCCCAATTACTCGGCCAAACTTGGCGGCCGATCCTGCATTTACAGCTGCTTATGCGGCTGCGATTGCCGGTCATGTTGCTCTTGCGGATCCACATATTGGGTATGTTTTAGAAGCGGAATTAGCCGCACATGTCGCCGCTGCCGATCCACATCCTGTATATTTGACCGCCACAGAGGGTAACGCAGCGTATGTTAATGTTGGTGGAGATACTATGACGGGGCCGCTTACCGGAACTTCGATTGTTATGTCTGGGAATGTGGGTTCGGCTAGTCACACTTTAAGTTTTGGTGGAGAAGCGCTTAAGTTCTCAACAATAAATGGTTATGCTGCTTGGTTTAGTGGGGCAACAAGAACTGGATATTTACAAGGTCATTCTTCTGGCATGATTCTTCATAGTGAAATTGGAACGCTTCAGCTTCTTGGGGCGTCATCGTTCAATGCTGCTCCAAGTGCTCCTGGGTTCACAATCACTGGTAGTAACAGTCTTTATTGGCCCTCCTATGTCGGCGGTTGGTTCATGCAAGACACGACATGGATTCGCTCGCATTCTGGGAAGAGTGTGTACATAGATCAAGGTGTCTTTGGTGGTGGCTACGTTTCGATCAATAACGGTGGATCACTTATCAGTGGGTATCGGTTCCATCTTGCGGGATCAGGGTATGTCACTGATAACTTAATCGTGAATTCTCAATGTCAAGGAAACCGAAATCAGATCGCGGACGCTGGTTGGGGTAATGCTTCGTTTCTTGCTAATCCAGGAACAGGTGGTGCAGCCATTGCTTTTCATGCTGGCGGTACGGCACCTCAGATTAGAATTGCTAGTGGTAGTAACTATTTCTACTTCCGAGATGCTGGTGGAATTTCATATGTTCCATTAGCAGCTTCGGCTTTCGACGTGTCTTCGGCTCGAGCCACTAAACAAGACATATCGCCTTGGCCTCCAAATCCGAAGAACCTCGGGGCTGGAGCCAACCCTGACCGTCCAACCAAGCGGTTACGTGACCTCCACCCTGTGAGCTTCCGTCGTAAAGAAGAAGACGCCATGGCCGAAGTGCCGTCGGATGAAAAAGAGCAAAAGGACACGACGAAGTACAGGATCCACAGGTGCCACAATGATACGTGTGGTGGGTCAGAGGCTTCTCCTTGCGCTCGTCGTCTCAACTGGGAACGAGGAGAGATAGGGTTTGTTGCAGAAGAAGTGGCGGAGTTCTTACCAGAAGCAGTAATGTTCAATAATGATGGAAATCCAGAAGCAATTTCGGTAATGCCATTACTTACAGCAGTGCTTGCTGCTGTACAAGAACTTGATTCGAGAGTTGATCTATTAGAGGGAGCAATGTAATGGACGTTCAAGTGGAACTTTCTGAACTCGTAGATGTCTTTCAGAGGCTCTTTCCAAAAGAGTACACCATTGCTATTCAGACCTGTCACATAGCTAAACTCAATGCGTTACTCGAAGAGAAAGAAGAGGTTAAAGAAGTTGTAGAAGAATAGTCAAAATGGGAGTAAATTCTTAAAGAAAGGAGTCGGTATGATCCATGTGAAACTATCGGGCTCCTCTAAAACGACCAATGATACATTAAAGAAGTTGGCTAAAAGAGAATACATGAGTGATCTTAGTCGTTTTGGTGCTCTTGGGGTATCTGCTCTTTCTGCGGCAACTCCAGTTGATAGTAGATTGACGGCTCAATCATGGGCGTTCAAGGTTATTGGTAGTCCCCGCAAAGGTCGCGCTACTATTATTTGGTATAACACAAATGTTCAGCATGGTGTTTCTATTGCACTCATTCTTCAGTATGGGCACGGTACTGGAACTGGTGGATGGGTTGTAGGTCGTAATTACATTAACCCCGCTATTCAACCTGTATTTGACCAAATCGCCAACGATGTATGGGAGAAGGTGACACGTGCCTAGTAGCATAGACGATCGTATTGTAGCGATGTCGTTTGATAATCAACGATTCGAAGAACGAATTGCAGCAACAATAGCTAGTTTGGACAGGCTACAAAGAAGTCTCGATTTCACTAGTGCGCAAACTCGTTTTGCTGATAACACAGCAGCAATGATAGCTAGTATGGACAAGCTACGAGCTAGTCTCGATTTTACTAGTGCACAGACCCAGTTTGCTGGTTCTATGGCAGCAACGATGGGTAGTTTGGCTAAATTGCACACCAGTCTTGATTTCTCCCAATCAAAGAAGGGTTTTGAGCAAGTTGCAGCAGCAGCCAGTCGTGTTAATCTTGCTGGTATTGCCTCAGCAGTAGATGGTATTGCTAGTAAATTCTCGGCGATGGGTGCAATCGCTTTTACAGTGTTGCAAAATGTTGTCAATAAAGCAATTGATGCGGGCGCACGTATTGCAAGTTCGTTGTCTCTAAATCTTGTAATTGAGGGTTTCAAAGAGTACGAAACCAACATGAACTCAATTCAGACGATTATGTCGAATACTCGAGCAGATGCTACGACATTGCAAGATGTCAATAAGGCACTTGATCAGTTGAATGAATATTCTGACCAAACGATTTACAACTTTGGTGAAATGGCCAGGAATATTGGTACATTCACTGCGGCGGGTATCGATCTGGAAACATCAGTATCGGGAATTAAGGGTATTGCGAACCTGGCTGCTATATCTGGGTCAAACTCGCAACAAGCGTCTACGGCGATGTATCAGCTTTCGCAAGCACTTGCTTCCGGTAGTGTCAAGTTGATGGACTGGAACTCCATTGTCAACGCTGGAATGGGCGGCGAGGTCTTCCAGAAGGCATTGTTCGAAACAGGTAAAGCACTAGGTACAATTGCTGATACTCCGATCGATCAATCATTTGAAGCGTGGAAAGAAGCGGGTAACACTTTCCGTGGTTCTCTTGAGACTGGGTGGATCACAGCAGAAGTTCTGACTAATACTCTGGCAGGTTTCACGGGAGACCTTACAGAGGCGCAGATTCTTTCAATGGGGTACACGCAAGAACAAACTGCAGCGATTTTGGAAATGGGTCAAGTTGGTAAGGACGCGGCGACAAAGGTCAAGACTCTTACTCAGCTTATTAGTACCGTAAAAGAAAGTATCGGATCTGGATGGTCAGCGTCCTTCCGACTTATATTTGGTGACTTCGAAGAGGCGAGTAAGTTATTTACTAACATTAACAATACTCTTGGTAAATTCATTGGGACCTCTTCAGATGCTCGTAATGAAATACTCAAGACTTGGCACGATTTCGGTGGTCGTGACGCGTTAATTGAAGCGTTGACGAATGCATTTGATGGCTTGATGTCGATTCTCAGGCCGATTCGAGATGCGTTCCAAGACATATTCCCGCCGATGACAGCCGAGAGACTTCTTATATTGACTGATCGGTTCCGGACATTTACTGAGGGCCTAAAGCTTGTTCCGGCACAAGTTGTGGCTGTAAGGAACATATTTAAGGGAGTATTCTCTGCTTTCCGCATTGGGATCGAAGTGGTTAAGGAAATTTTCGGTGTATTTGGTCATATCTTTGGTCTATTCCAAGCGGCAGGCCCAAGCGAGGGTTTTCTTAAGTGGGCTGGTGGAGTAGGTAAAGCAGTTACTGAGCTTTCAGAATCATTGATTGAAGGTGGCGGGATTGCGAAGTTCTTTGATACGATTAAGGATGTTATTGATTCGTTTGCATCTGGTGTGCAAGGAAAGTTTACCACATCAACAGACAAGGTTCTTGAGATAGCTAATAAGCTTGGTCTTGTCTTTAGTGATCTTAGAGATAAGATAAAGGCTTTCGTTTCTGGCGGTGTTGAAAATGCCAAAGATGTTCTCGAAGAAATTGGTGAAAAATTAGATATTGTGGGTCGTATTGGTCGAAAATTAGGAGATGTCTGGGACTTCATTAAAGCTGGCTTAGTTCGTCTAATGGATGTCTTTGGTGCTTTCGGATCCTTCGTCTTGGAAGCGTTAGGCGATCTTCCTCAGGAACTTGCGAACATATTTGGCACTGCCGATTATAGTCAGGCGTTGGACGCAGTTAATACCGGTCTCTTCGCTGGTTTAGTTCTTATATTTAGAGGATTCCTCAAAGAGTTTCAAGGTGATGTTGGTGGAGTCTTCACGAGTCTTTCCGATGCGCTTAAGGAACTGACAGGTGTTCTTTCGGCTATGCAAACGAATATCAAGGCGGACGCAATACTTAAGATCGCGATTGCTTTGGGTATATTAGTGGCCGCAATGGTCGTGTTGTCTTTCCTGGATGCAGGGGCGCTCACAAGATCGTTGGCTGCAATGGCTGGTGGTCTTGGTGAGCTTATAGGAATGATAGCATTTCTTACTTTGATTACGACCGGACCAATGGGTGCGGCAAAATTAGCATTACTTACCGGTAGCTTAATTCTCTTGTCTGTAGCAGTGCTTCTCTTATCGGTTGCCATGCAGAATTTGAGTACGTTGGATTGGGAAGAGATCGCAAAGGGCTTAACTGCTGTCGGTGGTCTGCTTCTAATGTTAACCGTGGCAATCGGTCCTCTTAGTGAAAACAGCGGAGGAATGATTAGAGCTGGCCTCGGTCTTATAGTAATTGGCATAGGATTGAACATCTTGGCTTTGGCTATGAAGTCCTTTGCTGAGATGGAATGGGAGGCTATGGGGCAGGGCCTTACGGGTGTTTATGGTGGGTTAATGGCAATTGGTATTGCTGTAAGTGCAATGCCAAACAATTTGGTTTTAACTGGAGTTGGACTTATTGCGATTGCCATAGCTTTGAATATTTTGGCTTTGGCGTTGAAGTCGTTTGCTGAGATGAGTTGGGCCGAAATGGGGAAGGGTATGGCCGCAATGGCCACGTCTCTTCTTATTCTTGCTGGAGCAATGTATTTGCTTCCAAATGGTGCACTATTGGCGCTTCAAGGTGCTGGACTACTTGCCATAGGCATAGGGCTTGTGGCAATGGCCACGGCGATACAGATGCTGGGTAGTATGTCTTGGGAGAATATGATTAAGGGTCTTTATGGAATAGCAGGTGTACTTATTATTCTTGCTGGAGCCGCTTTCCTTATGCAAGGCTCTCTTGCTGGGGCAGCAGCAATGGTAATCATGGGACTTGCGTTGAAGTTGTTGGCACAGGGAATTAAGGCGTTTGCTGGCATACCTTGGGCCGACATGTTTAAGGGTTTGGCTGGAGTGCTCCTTATGTTGGGTACTCTTGCTCTTGGAGCTATGGCTATACAGGTGGCTATTCCTGCTATTTTGGCGCTTGGTGGTGCGTTACTTCTAGTTGGTGCAGGATTTGCATTATTTGGTTATGGTGCTGTGATGGTAGCCACCGCATTCTCGATTATTGCTACGGCTGGGACTCAAGGTATTGCTGTACTTGTTGATGCTCTTGCTGTTCTAATTGATGTGATGCCAGAAATTATCGGTTCCTTTGGGCAAGGTCTACTAACTTTGGCGCAAATGATTGTAGATGCGCTACCGGCGATTGTCGCAGGACTTGACGAGGTTATAAAAGCGCTTCTTGATTTGCTCATCGCAAACATTCCTAAACTAGGGGAAGCGGTTCTATTATTCATTCTGGAAATATTAAATGTTATCGCAGAAGCATCGCCAGTACTCATTGAGACTGGTCTTGGAATTCTTCTCGATTTGCTCCGGGGGATTCGTGACAATATCGGCGAAGTTGTCACTACAGCACTGCAGATTGTTACTGAATTCTTAACTGCCATCGCTGGAATGTTGCCAACAATTATAGGCGCAGGCCTTGAAATTCTAGTTTCTCTTTTGGAAGGAATAGCGCAAGATTTAGCTTCAGTAATTACTGCCGCAGCCACAATCATTGCGGAGTTTATTAAGGGAATCGGTGAAGGAGCGCAGGCCATCATCATTGCTGGCGGCGAAATGATTGCCGACATTATTTCCGGTATTGGTACAGCAATTGAGGACATTGTCGAGGCCGGAGCAGAAGCAGTCGCCTCCTTCATCAGTGGTATCGACGACAATATCATGCTCGTTATCGATGCTGGTTGGGACATGGTCATTGATTTGATCAATGGTATTTCCGATAGTATTGATGAGAATGCGCCTCAGTTGAGAGAGGCTGGACTTAGATTGGCTGGTTCGATTATTGATGGAATGACGTTTGGTTTGGCCAGTAAAGCAGGAGGCGTCATTGGAGCAGTTGGCGATCTAGGTGGGGGCATTATTGGTGGAATTAGAGGGTTGGTTGGTGCTAATTCACCAGCGACAGTCTTCATCGATATTGGTCATGATATTATCGATGGTCTTGCTATCGGTCTTAATGATGCTGATCCAGCGACAGATAGTGCCGATAGACTAGGCAATCGAGTCATTAATAATCTGCAAAGAACATTGAGTACGATTCCATATCTTATTGAAAACATGGAAGAATTTACTCCGACGATCACTCCGGTTCTCGATTTGACAAAGGTTGAGGCTGAAGCCCGTAAGCTTAGTACTATTATGGGTGTTACACCAATGATTGCAAGAGCGTCATTTGAACAGGCCGAAATAGTGGCTACAACAACGACCCCTCCTCAAGAAGAAGTTCTCACAGACACGAGAGCGCAACAGCCGACCGAGATCAAGTTCGAGCAGCACAATTACTCCCCAGAGGCGTTGTCCACTGCGGATATTTACAGACAAACTCGTAACTTGATTACGATTTCGAAGGAGGAACTGAAAGTCTTATGATTCTTACAAAGATTCGCCTTCTCGAACAGTACCCAATGTCAACATATCACTTTGCGTGGCCCCCACCTGATGAAATTGTTTCATGGCCACTACCAACTATTGATTTGGACCTAGATGTTAATGCTGGGTGGAATGGGTATATATTTCAAGGAGCTGTCGGTCTAGATCCTCCGGATTTCTCCGCAATTGTCGTTGGATTCGATTCTAATGGTGTTCCTATTAAAGATACCGCTTTGGCAAAGCGAGACATTGTTTTGAAGATTGCTTTGAGTCCAAATCTCGGTCAATCTTATAGTCAGTTACGTGACGCCATTTATCGTTTGGTTAATAGATCAATTCTTGTTCAATTAATGAATGGTGCTGATGTTACAGCTCAGGTAACTGGATTTGTCAAAAGTCTAGAAGCTACGCATTTTACTAATAGTCCAGAAGTAGTATTGACAATTGAGTGTGACGAAAGTTGGTTCTCTGGTCCAGAAGAGATCCAAGTACCATATTTCACAATAAACGACACTGATCAGCCGATCATTAACTATACTGTTGGAACTGCTCCGACTGGAATTACATTGAAATTTAATGTGGTATCTTCATCACCCACTGGG